AAAGCTACTGGAACTGATTAGAACCCGCCCAGCTGAGACGCTCCAATCAGCTCTGGGCGATGTGGTGGGCGCAGTCCTGATTTTGTCGGGGCTGCTCAAGGGTGGCTTCGACTTCAACAGCCTAAGCGACCCAGAGGTCCAGGGTGCCGCGCTCCTGTTGTTCTCCAAGGGGGCGGCCGTTGTCACTTTCTTTGTGGCTAAAAAGCAGCGTAACCCTGCGGACCCGATGACGGCTAATGCGGTTGATGGGACCGTAGAGACGCCCAATGACTAAGAAAGCCGCTGTTAGTTGGATTGTTGGGCTCTTAACTCTGGGCGGAGCGCTTATTGGAGTTAATGCTATTCAGAGTTGCTCCGCTCAAATAGTAACAGCTCCAATAGAAATAATTACTGGGGCACAACTATCAGCTTGGATACAATCCGTTCCCGATGGATGCGGTCCAGGTTCGACCACCGTCTCCCCCTATAACGTTCTAAAGCTTCAACCGAACGCCAATTACTTGCTGGATACACCGTTGGTCCTAAGTCTGCGTCATTGGCTAAGATTCGAAGGGAACGGAGCCACGCTCGATGGGACCCGCCAAGCTCCTGGCAAACGACAATTGCTTCTAAAGCGGGGCGATCATCTGGTTTTTAAAAACCTGAAGATCGTCGGTAATCATCCTATTCCAGGGACCTTCGTATCCGCTTACCAGTGGGGCCATAACATCCACATCGAGGGTTCCACGTTCGTTCTCGTAGACGGCATCACGGGATTGAATGCTTACGGTGATGGACTAATTGTGCAAGCTTGTGGTCCACACGATGGCTGCAATCCTACGGACCTTCAACCCAGCGACATAACGGTGCAGAACTCCACCTTCGCGGGGAATGGTCGCATGTCGTTGGCAATCGTTACCGGAGATAGGATTACATTCCAGGACAACGTACTTGGGCCTACTGGATATTCTATCTTTGACATTGAGCCCGAATATGCGTCCCTTACCACTAACGACATTAAGATTCTGCGTAATCGAACTCGGAACGTCTGGCTAGTTTGGCTGCCGATGGGTGGCCTATGTAACCGAGGAATGAAGAATATCGTCGTGGCCGACAATGTGATGGAAATCTCGGGCCGAGCTACCAATCTTTCCAGAATTGAGGTTAAGACGCCGTTCGGGTGCGCTCGGCGAGGCCCATTTACTATCGTTCGCAACACTCTGATCGACCTTTATGGACAATTCGGACTCCGATTCCGAGGAGCACAGGACGTAACGATCGAGGGTAACGTCGTATCCTGGGCGAAAATCCAGTTCCCAATTGTGTACGGAGTCCGACTCGAGAATTCCATCGGAGTACAGATACTGAATAATCGCTTCGTGCGAGCGCACCAAGTTGTGCTACCCATTAGTTCAGATTACGTGGAGTCGGGTAACAAGTTCATTTAGAAGCGCGCCGGTGGAGCCCGCCCTCGTCAATCTCCCGCGAGGCGCGGGCTCCCGGCGGGCGCATCATTCATGCGTCGAATTCCCCTCTTTCGACATACCGCGTCTCGGGAATATATTAGGAATTGGTCCCCTACTGCATCGACAATGCTCGCCGACTGCCCGATCATAATAACAAATGCCTACTGGATTATCCGGAGACCATGCGCCAACGGATACGTGATCTTCCCATGGGTGATGGCAGTTAGGGCATGAAGATGAGGTTCTCGACTCGGACGTTGGAACCGCCTCCCCTCAACGCGGATGCCCGGGGAACCATCGTCCCCCAGGCGTTCCGTCGAGTGTCCCAGGGAAGGAACAACCCGCGCGGCTAGTCATTGAGCGCATCGCGGGCCTGTTGCAGCACCTCGTCCAGCACGATCAATTGCGTGGTCGCATGATCGTAAGCTTCAATGTAGGCCGTGTTCAGCAACGCTCTGAGCGCCTCCCGCAGGCGGGCGTTCTCAGTCCGCAACTCTGCAACCTCCACCCTCGTCAAACTAGCGCTATCGTTAAGTGCCCGCATGGCCAAGCGGACCTCTTCCGCGTCCAATAGGTCCGTCACTTCGTAGAACCTCCCTTCTGACGGAGGCGGCCGAGGGGACCTTCGACTCCCCCCGGCCCACCCATTCCGCGCGCCGCTCCCGTCGGAGATTCATCGGCGCTACTCGACCCTCGTACGCGCAGGTCGAGCTATTCTACGACTTCCAGGATGACTCGCACCTTTGTGGGAGTCTCTCCGTTCAGGTCGATCTTGGGCGCATACTGAGACTGCTTCCGGCCGTTAACCTCAGCCGAGAACACCAGCGTGCCCTTCGTTTCCCGATCGAACGACAGAACTTCACCGCCGTACAGCTTGATTTGCTTGGCTGCCACTTCTAATTCACCCCCTCCGATCCAGTGGTCCAGTGCAATCTCATCCTAGCACACAGACTTGCCCCCTGTCAAGTACCGGATCAAAGCGCGTAAAGCAGCACGTGCTTGACGGGGCGCATGGGGGCTGGTACGATGGGCGGGCTGCTGGGCCATGTTGCGCGGGGTAGGTGCTGGCCTGCCCCGCGCACCCATTGATCGGAGGCCAATTGACGCGCCGGATCGGGACCCTTTCATTTGTCTCTCTCGACTGCCTTGAGGGTAAGTGTGGCATATGCATGAGGGGATCATGGTACAAGCATCGACCGCATCAAGACCCGCCGATCGCGCCTCTGTGCCAGCACCCTTGCCACGAAGCGCAGCCAGAGGTAATCGTTCTGTACGACGTCGGGGGGAGTGGGGAGGCGACCGACTCAGGGATCGTGGACCGAGTTGAGAACCCCGTCGCCTCACCCCCGGCCCTGGTGGCGTCTCCGATCCCGCCACCACCCAACGGGAAGGGGGAGGGCCGAATCGAGTCAAGCGCCGAGGGACGGCTCTCCCCCGGACCGTTCAATTGTGGTAGGTGTTACGCGGTCAATCGTCAAGACCAGGACCATTGCTGGTCGTGTGGTCTTAGCTTCCGGGCCTGGTAATGGATAACGATTACATTGGTCCTCGTTGGTTTGGCTGGCACCGATTCCGCTGGCTGCGGCGTCTTTATCTTCGTATTGATTCCTGGAATAGGAGCTGGGAGAAACACGAGGAAGACTACTCGCGCTATAAAGGCTCTCGCTGGCCGGATGCGGGAACCTGAATGATAGCCTACGGACTCGACTTCTTGGATATCATCGGGCTTGTCGTAGTGGGGACTGCCTTGATCATAGTGATTGTCATGAAGGCACTCGATGGCTAGAACAATAGAAGTTTCTTACTCCGAACTCGACGCCTATCGTCAGTGTCCCCACAAGCACGCCCTGGCCTATCGATTCCTCTGGGCGAGTCCTTCCGTCGGTCGGGCCTTGGGGATAGGACTCCGATGGCACAAGGTGATGGAAATCCACTACGGGCACATCAAGGACGGCTCTACGGAAATGGCTCGTATGCAATCGGTAGCCGAGTATCTGATGGAATCGGATACGGATGAGGAGACGACCCAACTTCTAGGCTGGATGTACGATGGACACGTGGAGCGTTGGGGGAACGACGATCAATGGGAAATTATGGCGATCGAAGAGCAGGGTCGGCAGCGATTATTGACTCCTCGAGGATTCCCCTCCCGGTTCGTGCTTAGACGCCGGATAGACTTGGTAGTTCGCGATCGATCATTTATTAAGCCAAAAATCTTTGTCGTGGATCACAAGAGTGGGCAGAACCTTCCTAGTGATAGGGAACTCGACCTCGATGATCAAATGGGCCTGTACAATGGGGGATTGAAGCGGCAGGGCGTGCCGGTGTTCGGGATTATCTATTCCGCCGCTCGCACCCAGCGTAATAAAGTCGTCCCTCAGCCGCTGGAGGAGCGGTTCTCTCGAACCCGCTTGTATCGCACCGACAAGGAACTAAAGACCATCGCTGTCGAAGCGTATCGTACATTCAAGACGGCATACTCGATCAGCGCCGACGACGCGCCCCGGGCTCCCGATTCCGAGCGGTGTCGGTGGCGGTGTCCTTTTACTGAGCCCTGCTTAGCGGGGAGGAAGGGGGTCGATGAGGTTACGTTCCTTCGGGCAAAGGGCTTCGCACAACTAAGCGAGGCCGAGCACTGGCGGACTCGGGGATACTTGACCGAGCCGGGGAGAGAGGAGGTTGCAAGTGGATCGGAAGTGTCCTAAGTGTGGGCACGGTCAGTTCCATCGTAGGCGGGAGACGCGCACAGTAGAGCGGGACCACGGTCAGTACGTCCTGGTGGACAGCATCTGGATGTGGGTCAATTTCAGTACCACTCGGGTAGAAGAGCGGACCTATGCCGCTACGGTTCGTTGCGCTCAATGTGGATTTCAAGTGGCCACACAAGACACCGATCTGGCGGAGGCCATCTGATGGTCCGGAAGACGGTGCCGCTATCGGGTACCTCCACGTTCCTGAACATTCTCATGTATGGAAATGAAGGGACGGCCAAAACTACTAATTTAGCTACTATGGCCAATCTCGGTAGAACACTGTTTATTAACGCCGAGGCGGGGCTCGAGGAAATCGCCCTACGAAAGAGGGGGATAAAGGTAGAGAACATCGAGGTATTTCCTGATCCGGATGATCCGAATGAGGAGGTCAGCTTCGCTGCGATAGAGGAACTCTACTGGCAGATGAAGGCCGACCTGGAGGACGACCCCGATTCCTGGTTCGGAACGGTCTGGGATTCCGGTACGGAGATAGTCAAATTGCTCCTAGAGGACGTGGTGGAGGACCGGGTAGAGAAGAAAGAGGCCGAAAAGGCTAAGGGTAAGTCGGTGTCGGAGCTACTCACCAATCGATTTTTCACCGATCGGGATGAATATGGAGAAGTCAGCGGGCAAATCCGGTGGCTTCTTCGGCGATTCCGTGATCTACCCTGTCACTTCGGCATTACCACCCTGATGCGCCGGGACGTGGATCAGGAAGATGGCAAAGTCCACTACGGCCCAGCAGTTAATCCAGCGGTCCAGGCCGACATGCTGGGCTGGATGAAGATCGTATGCAGGACAACGGCCGATGTGATCGACGGTAAGGATATCTTCGTGGGTCATTTCCGCGCCGAGGGCAAGTACCGAGGAAAGGACCGATTGGCGTCATTGCCAGTCGCCATCGAGGAGCCTACATTCGAACGAATCCTGGGATTTGTAAAGGGGGACCTAATAGCTGAGGAGGAGGAGACGCCTAAAGTAGAAACCATTCAGGCGCGTAGGCAGCGTCTAGCCGCCAAGCAGCAAGCCAAAGCGCAGAAAGGGGAACTAAGCAATGCCTAAGTTGGATAAGGAGCAAGCCAAGCGAGTCGAGGATAACGACGGTAGTTTCCCTCCCTTGGAAGAGGGGATGTACGTCGGGACTCTTATGGAGGTCCGAGTTTCTGACCAGCCGGGAGACTCGGGTTATCCATTCTGGACCTGGATTTTCTCGGAGCTTTTCGCGGCGGACGACGAGGATTGGGATAACCCAACCTCCACCGTCCCGGGGAGCGCATTCCACGTTACATCCTTGTCGCCTAAGTCCGAGTTCAAGATGGCTGAGACGTTCCAGGCATTCGGAGTCCCGGCCGACACCGACACGGATGACCTCATCGGGGAGAAGATTAGGCTCTACATGGAGCAGCGGGTGATCGAGAAAGGTCCCCGAGCGGGCCAGATCGGCAATAACGTGGCTAACCTGTTCCCACTGATGGACGAGAGTGGGGGCTCTACGCCCGAGCCGGAACCGGAGCCCACAAAGCCGGTTCGAGGCAAGCAGAGAGCGGCAGCGCGGGCCTAGGGAGAAGGAAGGCTCGCCATGCCCGAGAAGCGGGGGGGTGCTACACGCGCCCCCTCGCTGCTTGACGAAGCGCTGCGACTACACGCAGCAGGGCTCTGCGTACTCCCTGCTAGGTACAAAGACAAGACGCCACAACTTAAAACATGGAAGCCGTATATTCGGCGCATGTCTACCGAAGTGGAGATACACAGGTGGTTCAAGGGAGGGGACAAGAATCTTTTCGTCGTCACCGGCTCCGTCAGTGGGGTGGCGGTCCTTGATGTAGATTCGAAGGAGGCTGAGGAATATTGGATCGGTCAGGGTGTGGACCTGGACGGTACTACTTCGTCTACCACCGGAAAGGGCAAGCATTTCTGGTTTACGATCGCAACTGGACAAGAAGTGCGTTCGTGGGGGAACCACGAGGACCCTATACACTTCGACCTGAGGGCGGAAGGTACCGGCGTAATCGTTCCTCCCTCGGTTCACGAGACAGGTAGGCGCTATCGGTGGGTTCGCGATCTGGACCATATTCAGCCACTGCCCGATGTTTTAATCAGCGCCGAGGGCATATCCGATAGTGGAATCTCAAGCGGCTCCTCAGGGGAGGGCGCGCGGAGGTCCCAACTCTCGGCGCTGATTCAAGCACCGGCGGAGAAAGGCGGACGCAACGATTGGCTGACTCGAGTGGCCGGTCACTATGCCAAGTTGTTCCGCGACAAAGAGGACGCGTACGTAGTTCACGTACGCCTGGCCGCTGGGTTGCTGTCCGAGTCTTTGCCGGAGAGCGAAGTCTCAAAGATGCTCAAGTCGGTGTGGCAGTCGGAGCATTCTACCCATCCTCCTGCTGATGCTGGAGGACTTATTGGCGATGGGAAGCGTCTGTATTCCATAGTAAAGGGCGGGGGTCGAGAAATTTTCGCCTACTTCGACGTGGAGGCGGTAGGATTCGCCGCCGACGTTGGATACCAAGTAAATCTAGACGACGGGAACGGACACCGCGTTTCCAGGCTGCTCGACGGTAACACCTTGGCTAATCTGAACAAATTGAACGCCGCATTGTATGTCGCGGGCGGCTATAGTCTGGGACCCGCCGCTGTCAAGACGGCTCAAGGACGCGCGACCGACCGATTAGTACGTTATCTAGAATCTCAGCATCCGCCGCTGCTCGAGCCCTATCACTGGCTGGATTGGTCTGAGGCGCTGGGCGGGTACGTGACCGCCGACGGGCTAGTTCGTCCCAACGGAGGCGCTGCGGAGACACAGCCGGTGATCGTACGGCCCCGGGACCCAGGATGGTCGTACGCGTTCGAGGGGGGGCCGGAGGACGCGACGGCGGTACTACGGGAGGTCCTGACCTGGCACGACGATACGGTCGTAGCGGTGTTTGGGTCCTGGTGGGCGGCTTGTCTAGTAAAGTTCTGGATCGCGCCTATAACCTCCCAGTTCCCTGTCATGGGCATCCAGGCGTCTTCGGAATCGGGCAAAACCACCGGCTTCTTCCGAGCCATGATGGAGCTAAATGGGCGGATGGACCCCGGGGACTTTACATCTGCTGCCCTTAGAGACGCTCTTGCCAGCAACCGCATCGGCATAGTGTGGGTGGATGACACCAACCGGCCAGAGAATCTGCATGCGCTGATCCGGCAGGTTACAGTCGAAGGAACGATGCACAAGAAATCTACCGACTTTACTCAAGATTCCATTCGGCTGGTTGGGCCGATGGTGGTATCCGGTGAAACGACGGGATTGTCTGGAGAGAAAGCGCTAATAGACCGCATGATCCTGCTAGATGTTCCCTCACCCAAGGAACGGAAAATGTCCGACGGCCGCTACCAGTGGGATCGGATTGTAGAGTTCCGGCTACAGCACCCGCGATTGGCTAACTATTCCGGGTGGCTATTGTCCAGGGCGCTCACCTGTCGGCGGGATGTTCTCGACTTGCCTAGCCGCCGAGAGGGAAGCGGCCGAGAGGAGGATAAATGGGCGATCCTCCGAACTGGTGCGTCGGTCTTGGAGAAGTTGTCTGGATTGGATGTGTCTGATACGCTAGAATCCTGGATTGTAGAGGCTAAGAGGAACGCCCCGATGGGGAACGAGAACAAGCTCACCCTAGAGCACCTTCCTCGGGCGCTCATGTACACCGGACTAATCAATAGTCCTCGAGCCGCCGTGGACCGCGACCCACCCACCCCAGCTTTCGTCCAAGAGGGCATCATCTGGTTCCATCCGGGGTATTTGGCGGAGTGGATCAAGCGGAGAGAGGGCTATCGGCTCGATCCCCGAGTGGACTCGGAGGAGGCCATCCGACAGCAGGCTCACGCCTTAGACATTCAGGGGCTTCGGGATGGGAAGATGTTCAGATTGTCAGCCAGCAAGCTCTACGCGCGGTATTGGGGAATTTCAGGAGAGGTAGCCGCGAGGGTGTTGGAGCGGTCAACCGGGGTGTCAGAGGGGGCTGACAACGGGGCTGACACAGAGCACTTGCCGATGAGCAAGGGCAGACACACTGACACAAGGCTGACACAAAGATGAGCCGGTCGGAGGCCCTGTGTCAATGTGTCAACTGTGTCAATATAGGTACCGCACGCATGTCTAGGGGAGCCCCAGCGGGGCGGCAGCGCCGACTAGGGGGCGTCTCTCGCGGGAGGGCTGACACATATGGCTAAAACCGCTACTGCAGCCCCTATTTTGCTGCCCAGCAATCTGCCCGAAATTGAGGTCCCCGTCGCGGTAGACACGGAGACGTCGGGACTGTTCCCCGACGACGGAGCCCGCGTGGCCGTAGTATCGGTCGCCTGGTTTGAAGGAGAGGAGGTCATATCCCATGCATTCCCCTTCGATCAAGGTCGGCGCGACAAATTCCCTCAGATCGAAATGTTCGAGGATGACCCCAATCTGCCGGAGGAAGAATGGCATACACTCATGGATTGGCTCCTTCGACGTAGGACTGCCTGGTGGAACGCTTATTTTGATCTGCTCCTTCTGCGGGCGGGTACTCGACATTTCCCTGGATATGACCTCCGATCCACGTTCCTCTGGGACGGCATGCTCGGAGCCCGGGACCTTGATCCTACCGAGTCGTCCGGACTGAAAGAAACTTCTCAGCGACTCTCTGTGTGGGGTGGCGGAGAGCGCGAATTTGAGGATGCGGTACGCGCAGCCATCGGGGAGGCGCGCATTCCGCAGGGGCGGTACGATCTACTGCCCTGGGAGATTATTCATCCTTATGCGGCTGGAGACGCCGACCTTACTATTAGGAATTGTTATCAGCAGATGGACCGATTCGAGCAGGGAGAGGCATCGTACTCTCTCCTCCGTCGCGAATTCCGACTCATGCTTACACTTTTGGAACTCGAAACTCGAGGGATTGGGTACAACGCAGAGCGCTCTTGGGCTGCTTACAGCGCTCTGGATCAGTGGGAGCGGGAAATCGTTAGAGAATTACCCTTCAATCCGTCTATAGAGTCAGCGCGGCGGTGGTTCTATCAAAAGGCTCCCGAAGTTATGTCCACATTGACCGACACCGGGAAGCCGAAGTTGGACGCACAGCAGGTGTCGCGACTAGTGAGCGCGAAGGTTCCACTCGCAGCGGAATTCCAGCTAATTCGCAAGATACGTACTGCCAAGACCAAGTGGTATAAGCCCTACGCGGAGGCGTGCAATGGAGACGGAAGGCTTAGAACTCGGTATAAACAGGCTCGGGTTGTCAGTGGCAGACTTTCGGCGGAGAGAGTTAACCTCCAGGCCATCCCGCACAACTATCAACTTGGTAGGCTGGTCGAGCGCGTTCCGAGCGTCAGGAGTCTCTTTCAATCGGGCGGCGGAAGCGGTTTACCGATTCGTCGTCGTGTATCAACGCGCCTTTGGGAACTTGACCTGGAGCAAGCGGAGCTACGTTGTGCTGCTCGGATGGCTGGCTGTCAGACCATGCTCGACATGGTGGCAAAGGGCGCGGATATCCATGGTGAGGTTGCCCATCAATTGTTTGGCTGCGATTCTAGTCAGCCCTGCTGGTTCGAGCATCGACAGATTGGCAAGCGCGGCGACTTCGCATTCATCTTTGATGTGGGAGCAGAGACCTTCCAGGCCACGCTGGCCAAACTCGCCGATATCTACTTGGAACTCCCTGAATGTCAGACTATTGTAAACGACTGGCGGGCGCTATATCCGGAGTATAAGCGGGCGGTCTATCGGGACCACAAGCTTGCGGAAAAGAAGGGTTGGTTGAGGCTGGCCAACGGGCGTATACGGTGGTTCGCGGCGTGGGAGGACTTCCACAAGGCGTTCAACCAGCGGGTCCAGGGTTCGCTGGCGGAATTAATGAAGGATTGGATGATCCAAGTGGAAGATCGGTGGCCCGGTACACTCGTTCTCACTATCCACGACTCGCTGGTGATGGAAACCCGCCATTTTGGCGCGGTTAAGTTGGCTGCTCGACTCGGGGAATCGATTGGAACCCGTATGCTCGGGGTACCTATGCAGGTGGAGGTTAAGCCATGGCAATAGAATGGCGGCTAACCTATTCATCCGTTTGGAGAGTCAGAGGAAAGGGTCGTCTCTGGGGAATACGAGTGCCCATTCGCTGGGTTGGAATAGTCACCTTGACTGCGTTCAACACGCGCACTGGATATAGTATAGGCGAGGAGACCATACGATGGTTTGGTTGGACTAAGCGGGGAGTAATCCATCATTTACGACAGGTCGCTCGTAAGGAGATACTGAGCAAAGGGGACAAGGTATAAATGCTGCATCTAGTAGCTGTGGACCCAGGTGGTATGTGCGGTCTGGCTCGCCTGGTGGGAGGCCCGGAGCATATTAGTAAGGGTTCGCTGGAATTCGCTCAGGTGGAGCCCGATCCGGCCTACGCGATAATTAAGCGGTGGGCTCGCGACCTGTCCATCACGGCACTCATCTACGAACGGTACTGGTTATATCCTTGGGCGGTCAAAAAGGGCTTTGATGAGCTACCGGCTCCGCAAGTTATTGGAGTGTTGAAATATTTGCATACCACTGATCCGCGAATAAAAGCACTGGAGGTGCAAAATGCATCCGTCATGAAAGCAGCGTTCGCCAAGTGCCGCGCCAAAGGCTTAGAACCTATTTTTGGCGACGCATTCCAGCGGCGCACCAAATACAAGGATATGTCGGCGGCGGAAATGCATTTGCTGTGGTATCTGTTCCAGCACGGCATGGTGCCTAAGACCTGGGCACAGGGAGATAGGGAGATAGCATGGGTAAGGTGATCGTAGTCGTGGGAGGCCAATTCGGCTCCGAGGGAAAGGGAGCCATTGCGGGCTACCTCTCCGCTCAGGAGGGAGACAAGCTGATGGCCGTCCGTGTGGGCGGACCTAATGCGGGGCACACGGTGTACGTTGAGGAAGACTGTCCTGAATGTAAAGGTAGAGGCTGGGTGGATGAACGCACTACAGAGGATTATGATTCTAGTCCATTCCCGTGTTCGTTTTGTACGGGAAAGGGCCGATTGGATCGGAAGTACGCCTTTCGGCAGTTGCCGGTCGCAGCCGTGACCAATCCAGGGGCCGACTGTTACATTGCGGCGGGATCAGAAGTAGATCCAATCGTCCTCGAGCAGGAGATTATAGAGGTCGGTCCGAGCAACTTGAACGGTCGATTCTTTATGGACTCCCAGGTCACTATGCTGGAGAATCGTCATAAAGATCAGGAGAGCGGTATGCAGGAGCGTCTAGGCTCGACGCAGAAGGGCGTAGGGGCAGCTAGAGCCGAACGCATCATGCGCCGAGCCAAGCTAGTAGAGGGTTTCACCTGTAATGTAGCAGATATAGCCGAGGGGCATTTGCGGAGGGGCGGTACAGTTATCATCGAGGGAGTCCAGGGTTACGGGCTCGGACTGCACGCGGGTTACTACCCCTATTGCACATCCATCGACTGCCGCGCTATCGATTTCCTGGCTATGGCAGGAGTGAATCCCTGGGGCTACAACCTCGAGATTTGGGTTGTCTTCCGCGCCTACCCAATACGGGTGGCGGGGGATTCAGGTCCATTACTGGGGGAGACGACTTGGGAGGCATTAGGTCTACCGGAGGAGTACACCACGGTCACAAAAAAGCTGCGACGAGTAGGTATGTGGGACCCTGTGTTAGCAAAGAGGGCGATCCAAGCCAACGGCGGACCGAGAGGACCGATACTTGTAGTGCTGACCATGTTCGATCACTGGTTTCCGGAATTGGTGGGTCGTGAGCACTCTTCCGATCTGGCCCACGTGGCATATGGATCGCGGATGGTGGAATTGGGACTGGGGGACTGCAGCATTCCGCTGATCGGTACCAGTCCGTACACTCTCATCGACAGGAGACGAACATGAGCCAGCGTGTCGCGCAGGCGTTCGTTGCGCATCAGGCTATTATGGAGGATTGGGTCAATAAAATCAACGCGGTCCTCCCCGCCGAGTCGCGTCGAGCCTCGGTGCGCGAGATACAGGAAGCAGCGGAAGCGGCCGGATGGGACAGCGGGAAGATGGCTGAATATTTCTATATTCAGGCAGCTGAGGGTAAGACGATGCTGCAGGCTGCCGCCGCTCTTGCTCTATCACTGGGACCACAGGATCGCGACGAGGAGTTTACCGACGAGGCATCCGAGCGTCTGGTGGATATCCTCAAGGTTGAGGATTGGTGGAGACAGCGCACGGCTGAGGATTTCGATGCCATCGAGGACAAAATCGGGGAATATACCGCCTCCGACCTAATCCTCATGGGTCAGTTCATGGAGCACTGGTTGGGGCTACCGGAAGGGTCGGGCGCGGAAGCTGCATGTCAGTTCTATCTCCTGGGGAAAGTAGCGCGAGCAGTGGCCGCCTATCGAGAAGGGCGTTTGCCCTCCGAGGACACTCTCATGGACGAGACTGTTTATAGTCTCATGACGCGGCGGATCAGGGAAACGGGGCGGTGGCCGTGAAGAAGAAGCTAAGCCAAGTATCCACCGGTAAGACGGTAATATTGGAAGCCAAGGTTGTGCGCCAGGGGAAAATGACCTTTCTGCAGTTCGATGGTGGGCAACGATGGTATATCGACGGCAGCCGGGTATTTATCAAGGAGGAGAAATGAGCGGTAAGGTCTGCTATCTGGCGTCGCCCATCGACAAGGCACAGCCGGTGCGGGGTAGCTGGAATGAGCACTTCCGCATCCGGATGATTCTAAAGTCGCGAGGATTCTCTGTGTTTGATCCCAACTGGGGTTGGTACAACGGAGTCCAGGCTCCCCAAACCGTCCGCGAAATTGACCATGCGGCGCTGGATAAAGCCGACTGCGTGTTTGTCAACTGGCGCGATGGAGGACAATCCACTGGTGTGCCCATGGAAATCGAGCGCGCTGTTATCTTTGGCAAGCCTGTCGCTGTGGTAGGGCCGATCAAGTCTCCATTCATAGCAGAGCGGCCAGGAGTGCGGGTGTTCGAGCCGGGATGGGAGGTCAGTGCGGCGGAATGGCTTGAGGAGCAAGTAGCTTTCCCCACGGTTTATTCTGATCCTCTTCCTGAGTTCGATGGAACTGTGGAAGAGCGTGTCGGCTCCATGACCATTGCCGGGCTCCAAGTCCGCGTCCGCGAGTTCCAGGAGGCCAAGGGCTGGCTGCACGACGGACGCACCTTCGGGGACGACATTGCTCTAATGCACTCGGAGTTGTCTGAGGCACTGGAGGAACTCCGAGCGGGGAACGCGCCCAACCACAGTTATTTTGAGGCTCAGTATTACGGCGACGACTATCAGAAGCACCCTGATCCTCCCAAGCCAGGAGGCATCCCGTCCGAATTCGCTGACCTGCTCATTCGTCTGGTCGGAGCTTGCAACGAATGGAGCATCGATCTTGAATCAGCTCTGCAAGCGAAGCTTGCATACAACGACACGCGGGAGCATAGACACGGGGGGAAGCTGCTGTGACGGGGCTTCGCTGGCTTTTATTGTTGCTTGTTTCGTTGATTCTGTGGGCGGTACTCATCGGCATTGGATGGGGACTATGGCAAATGGTGAAACCACTGTTCTAACACCGGGGCAGCTGTTGGCTTATATAGCTGTTGCTCAGAGGGAATTGGACCTCATCCGCGAGGAATATGGATGGGTCCATTCAGCCGCCTATGGTCTGGGGGGCCGCTCCGATGGGGGTGGCGGTCGGCCGGGCACGTCCAAGCCCACCGAGACGACAGCTATATCCGTTCTCGCGGAGGAGGGGCAACGTGCCACTTCGGCGGATAAATGCCGCCAGGCTTCCGATCGAGTGATCAACATTGTTTCTCAGTTGACGCAGGTTCTTAAAAATCTGCGTATTTCATATACATCGGGGGACGCTACTGGCCTCATTGATATGCCAGAAACGGCGAGTAAGGCTGAGCGGCGCAGAGCGGAGCGTGCGAAGCAGCGCAGGGAGAACAGAGGGGAGGGTTGGGGGGATGGCTGATTGCTCTCATTGTGGCATGGCTCCGGCTGTAGCTAATGGTCTGTGCGCAGCTGACTACAATTACGCCAAGGCGCACGAGGGGAATCTCCGTCCGGGAGGATTGCTTGTAGATCAATTGATTCGCAACGAGGACAAGACGCTCGAGGCCATGACTCGAAGATTCATGATCCATGTTCAGTTGGAAGATACCAAACCCTCCACTAAGCAACATTGGTTGTGGACGGGAGGTCGAAGTAAGGATGGGTACGGACTATTCGCCGTGCAGAGAGGGAAGCGCGTTTTAGCTCAGCGTGTAGCTTGGGCCATAGCCCATGAGCGTATACCGGGGCGGCTCCGGAATCTGTGTGGAGTAATAACCTGTGTGCGCCCGGCGCATTGGACAGACGGAGGTTAAATATGAAGGGTAGTCCACATTTTACTAGGTACCCTAAGACGAATCTGCCGGTTCTGCCCCGAGCCAATTGTAAATCCACCGACGTGGACATGGTGCCGGAGCCGGGAGATATCCGAGCCGTGAAGTTGGCTAAACGTATCTGCATCAATTGCCCCGAATTGGGACCATGTGGGAAGTTTGCGCTGGAAAATCATCCAGTCGATGGCATCTGGGGAGGCATGGACGAGAGCCAGCGAAAGACTACTATCCGGGTGTGGGGAAAGGGACGATCCTCCTCAGTTGACGACCTACGGAAGTTGCTTGATCGATGATGTTGAACTTAGGCGCGGGGGAACCATGGAGTCACGCTCCTACTCCCTGGATCGATATTGACATTAGACCTGACGTTTTGCCTGATGTGGTAGCAGATGTTCGTCATTTGCCCTTCCGTTCGGACAGCGCAGAGCGAGTCTATGCGGGTCATCTTCTTGAGCATGTACCACAGGAGGAAGTCGCATACGTTCTTATTGAAATAATGCGCGTCTTGGTGCCGGGTGGGGCTTTCCTGGCAGTCGGCCCGGACGCAGAGCGATCCGCTCGGCTTCTAGCGACAGGGCACGTGTCGCCCGAGCGCCACCAATCCAATCTAGTCACGGAAGGGGGGGAAGGCAATCCCTGTCTACATCAATGGAATACTAGCGCCCAACTTATTGCGCTCATGGTGTGGCAGGTAGGGTTCATCGGCATAGCCGAAATAGACATAGCCAACACTTCTCCAGCATTCCCGGTGTTCGATCGGGGCTCCAAGGATCAATATGCAGTTCGGGGATGGAAACCGCACGATTAGGAGAGGGAAATGGGAGATAAAGTTCCGCCGGGGGGTACACAGCCTGCGCCTCGGCCATACACATTTAACCTAGGGATAGCTATTGGGCATCCAGAGGGAGGAGAACCGCAGACCTACGTGATTCTAGTAGTAAAACACGAATGGGGACAGTTTTTCATGTTCTTGCAGCCCGAAGCTGCTAGGGTTTTATCGGGTCAATTGACCAGTGAAGCTGATCGAGCCGAACGCGAAGCGGTTAATCCCACGCCCCGGTCAACCAAACTCACTATCCCTCGGATTGAGCTTCCTCCAGGTTTCCGACCAGATGGGGAACGACCACGTGGCTAATTCGCCTTTCCATAAGTGTGTTCGCTCCGGATGCACCGTCATTGTCGCGGCGGAGCGTCACAGCGAGTGCGTATGGCACAGACGAGGGCAGGAGCCCCCAGGACCGGCGCGGACGTCACCGCAGCCGCTCCGGTGCGGCCGGTGTGGCACTCCCATGCGGCCGGTCCTACTCCCCGGGGCGATTAAGCCCATGCCTTATTGTGAAGTGTGCACGTGAGCGCTGAAACGATTGCGGCCATGTTCCACGAATCCTACGAACGGCTGGCTCCTCAGTTTGGCTACGATACGCGGACGGAATCGGCAGTTCCGTGGGATATGGTTCCTAGTCGTAACCGAGAGCTAATGATTGCGGTGGTTCAGGACTTGCTTAATAGGAGAATTATTAAAGAGGGGGAGATATAAATGAAGAGAGTTTTGCTTACGGGCGGGGGAGGGTTCCTGGGATCACATGTGCTCAGATGCATTTTAGAACAAACCGATTGGCACGTAGATGTGGTGGATAGTTTCAATCCCGCCACAAAAGGGGACAGGCGACGGCTGCCGGTCGATGGTAGAGGGATTCCTAAACTGAACGGCCGATGGGATGTTATGACTTGGAATTTAACTAAGCCGCTCTACCGGCCGGTCTCATATGATTGCATTATTAACGTGGCTTCCGGCAGTCACATCCCTCGATCCATCGCCGATCCCAGGCCGTTCATCGAAAACAATGTGGCGCTCATGCTATCCATCTTGGAGCATGCTCGAGCTATGAAGCCTGTCAAAATCCTACACGTCTCTACCTCTGAGGTTTATGGTCCCACTCCAGGGACGTACGATTTCCAGCCCGGCGATCGTCATTATCCAACCAATCCGTATGCAGCCTCCAAGGCGGCGCAAGAGGATATCGCCATCGCGTACCGTGAAACCTACGGATTGTCGATAACTTTGGTAGGCACTATGAACATCATTGGAGAAATGCAGGACAGGGAAAAGTTCGTGCCAACGGTGATTCGGAAAATCCGTGATGGGGAGACGGTCCAAATACACACTGGTCCCGGCGGTCCGGTTAGTCGGTACTATATTCATGCCGCATGCATCGCCGACGCTCTGCTCTGGCTGATCGACAAGCCCAACGATCCTAGCCATTTCCACGTTGTAGGCGAACGAGAAGTCAGTGCTCTGGAGCTAGCCACTGGGATAGCAGAATGTATGGGTCGGGAACTCCATGTGGAGCTAGTTGCCCCTGATCGACCCGGCCATGATCAACGTTACGGAATCGACGGAACCGATATTCGCCAGCGGGGGTGGCGGGCTCCCCTAACCTTTGAGCAGGGGCTCAAGCAGACTGTTCAGTGGTACCTGGATAACCAGGATTGGCTCTAGTGCCCAGCGTCTCGGACGTAGTGAAAAGTGGGTGCGTTTGTACGTTGCGTCCAACGCTGATTCCACGAAGGGGGAATCGTGAAGGCTAAAGACTGGACCGAACAGGACGTGGAGGCCGTTATTCAGGTGCTTCGCGCCTATCCCCAAGAGGGAGAACCAATCGACGAGGCGTTGAGGCTTCTCGACCTCCTCGACGATGATTACACGCGCTGGCCGTGGATGGTGAAGCAGCGAGTGGAGGAGGCGCGGAGGCTGCTTTTGTCGCAGAAGGCGGCTTCTACGAATGGGTAGCTGGCGAATCTTCGTCCGGCCCAAGATTGTGCCAGTCCCATCTTGGTTCCAGGCCCATCTCGAGAACTTCGCGCAGGGGCGGGTTGGTGCGGTCACGCTCGGACAGGACGGGGCCTCCATGGAATTGTGGCTCGTCGGTGATTCCCCTCCAAGGGATTGCCATGTCAGGGTCGTCCCAGGCAATGCCGAATTCGTCCTTGCCGGTGTGATAATCGGAGACAAGATAGAGTAGAGTTACGTCAGTTAGGGCCAGGAAGCCATGCGCCACCAGCGGTGGAATAAGTAGCGCTGTCTGCTGTCCCAGACTAACCATTTCAGGCTTGGCTTGGGCAATCCGGAGGTCGTACAGGGCAATCTCCATCTTGCCGTCTACGACGTACCACCAATCCGATTGCTGCTTGTGGAAATGCATACCTCGAAGGACTCCGGCGCGACTGCGGCTGATGTTGGCCTGAGGCCATTCGTCGTTCTCTGGGGGTACTTCCAGCCCCGATGGAGGATATGTCCATGTCTGGCGAAATACCTCGGTGAATGATCCCCGCTCGTCGGTATGCGCGGTCAAATTAAACAATCGGTACGAATCCATGGCCGTCTCCTTTCGGTTGTCGTCGAGTTAAGCGGGAGACGGCTGCGCCCGCGTCCATCGCATTTAACCGGCCACGCTAGTCCCGGCACCGTCTCCACGCTGTTTTATTTGTGTTTGGCTTCGACGTTGATCTTGAGCGCCACCAGGTGCTTGAGCGCTTTAGCTCGAGTGGGATGGCACTTCAACTGCTCCCACCCGGAATCCCGTTTAACCTGGACGCATTTACCCCTTAGTCTATATGGCATCAGGCTGCTTCTTCCTGTGGGTCAAAGACGTGTTCTCGGAGGTACCGGCTGAACTCCTCTGCTCCCTTGTCGTAGGCATCCAAGGTAGACTGGAGTGGGAGTCCGAATGCTAGCATGATCCGACCTAGGATAGGCACGCCCGGCAGACGATTGCCGTTGCGGTACCGGCTGGCGCTAGTGAAGTGGCATCCCACGCGCTTTGCGAACTCGGTATTCTTCACGCGGCGAGTATACATCCTGGCTTGCTCCTTGTCAATGCCCGCTAGGGCAACGGAGTCGAAACGTATTCGACTACATTCAGAACGGCCGCGCCCCAGTCGTCTCCCGACTGACCTCCCACCACCGACAGCCTGATTTTGTAGCCATCGAACAGGAGGTCGTCGGTGAAGGGACCCAGAATTCTCCAATTCGGAGCAGATCCCACTCGATAGGTTAGGGGGGCGGCGGGTCGGAGTACTATCTTGATTGTTTCGTTGGCTCCGTTGGCGCTCAGGGATAGAGGAGTCTCCGTCCACAATGTGGAAGCGTCGTCATATCCGACGATGGGGATTCTAGTCTGCAGGACCGAGGAGGTTGTCAGGGTGACGAATAGCTCTTGGATTGCCCAGGCTTTCCCTGCGGGAACCTCGATGTGTAGTGGCTGTCCGGGGAGGGGATTCGCACCGGATACGATTTTTTGCTGTCCCTCCGAAAGCTCGACCACGCGAACGGGCGTAGAAGGTCCTTCGTAAAGGCGGTTCAGCGGTCGTACGGTTTGCGTCTCCCCAGCCTTCCAGCCTAGACCGAGGAAGGTTAGGATAAGCGCGATTACAGCCAGTTTCCTTTTCATGTTATCTCCCTTACTTGAACCATGAAATACCGGGCTCCTCCGTTGGCTTGTACGCGGACTTCGGTGCGTAGAATAGACCCATCTGAGAACTCACTGACTCGCACTGATCCTAGACCCCAGAATCGGCTCAGCGATGCTGCGACTTTGGTCTGTAGGGCCTCCCGGACGGCCTCAGCTACTTGGCGCTTGATCGTATCCACCGGAGGCTCCTATGAGGTTCAACAAATCTTGGAGCAGATGCTCTGTCGCTAGTTGCGCGGAACTATGCCCTCGATTGTGTGCGGTCATGGCATCCAACTCTGGGATTAGCATGGCCGCCCTACGCGGTCCGATGAGCAATCCGTTCGGCTTTGGCTCGTCGGATTCGCTCGGCAAGGGAGAGTCCTCCGGGGGCCATTGGGCTACTGCTCTCTGTATTCGATCGAGAGTCCTCTCTGGCTCGCTCCACTCGAAGCCGTTTCCCAGCGACTCGTCGAGGATTGGGTTTAGTATCTCCCTTAGACCCACTCCATTTCTCCTCCCATTCGTGGCCGCAGCTTAGACAACGGCCGTGTCCGTACGGCCCTTTGATGAGAGCCGCCGATTTACATTTAGGGCATTCCCAACTGGTCATGCCCATATTGCCCGTGCCTCCGTCTTGGGCTCGTGTTGCTTAGTGATAGTGATGGTTCCACAGTCGCACTCGTGTTGCGCCTCGCTTTCCAGTAGACCCTCGCTAGTCCAGACCTCATTAACCGTTATGAGGGTGGCGGGGTCTCCGCATGATCGGCAGGGTACCGGTAGGATGTATTCGGATTCGTCGTAGTCGAATGCCCAGACCAGTTGAACCTTGAGGCCGGGCGGTATTGAGTGGCGTTCGACGATGGATGCAGGCGACTCGAACCAGATGATGATATCGGCCTGGTTCACAGTCTAATCCCGATGGGTGAAGTCAGTCGGTAGGTTTTAATCATTCGTACCGACTCTACGATGGCTCCATAGGCTAGGCATCCTTCGATAGCGTCCGTTAGTTCGCCTATCGACAGATATGCCTGCTCTCCGGGTTCACCTCCGCGTTCCCATTGGAGTACGTATTGAGGAGAGTCCTCATCCTCTTCCCACTTCGGCATCGTTCTCTCCGATCCTTGCTCTCTGTCAAGTCTCTATTCGGTTGTAATGGCCGCTTTGTTTTGCCCGGGCGGCCAGTCCGGGGAGGGGTTCTGTCTCTGTCTCTGCCTCGCCCTTCCTGTCGAGGGTCGTCCTCGAATCCGGAATTGCTCGGGTGGCCTCCTGCGGTTTCGGTACCCTCAACCTCTGCTACGTATCCGCAGGCCAGTTTGATCCCTAGGCCGCCTTGCGCTTGGTATTGCGCTTGGAGGATTTCTTGGCCGTAGACTTCTTGGCCGTGGACTTCTTGGCCGACTTGGCCCTGGGTTTCCGTTCGCTCGGAGCTTCCCAATTGTGCTCGAAAAGCTGCTTCGCGATGGCATCCTTGGCGCTGTCGGTCGTAGCTGCGCGATACTTCTCGATCAGGTCGTGCCGAAGCTTCGCGTCGTGCCCCTGAGCGAACTTGGACTTCTTGCCTCGAGGCGTCTCCCCACAGCCGCATGCGCACTTGGCGCGCGGTGCCTGTGCCGTCTCCTGCTTTGCCATGTTTCACCTCCTTCCGGCTGTATTGTCGTCTATGTACAGTAGAACACACTGGTTGCTCCCTGTCAATCCCCCGACTTGGGTGCCTGGCGGGCCGAAATGACGGCCTGCTCTAGTTCAATGATCTTGGGCATATTCAACGGGGCGACCATTCCCTCGCCACGATTTTTGCGGCTTCGGCGTCGAGCCTTGAGTTTGTCGCGGACCGGCTTGGTGACCTTGCCGTGTTTCTTGGCCTCGCGTAGCTCGGCCTCGAATGCCTCCTGGGGCGTCACTATTTCCTCCCGCTTAATGAACCGGGGCGAGTCCAGCCTTGACGAGCGTCCCAGGCAGTGGGTCTCTTGGTCACGGAATCTAGACCGGTGCAGCGGCGCTCCATCTTTATTGCTGCTTTGCGAGCCCGACCACCCGGTACCGCGTTGAACTTACTGTGATCGCTGGGAGTGCGAGCCGCCGCTAGTTCCTTGTAATGCTGCCTGAGCAGCCAGAACGGCGCAATGTAACAGATCATGCTCCAAGCTCCTTTCGTGATCCGCCCACGCGGGGCTTGCCAAGGTCGGCTTTGTTGGCAGCTTCGCTACCAAGTCCCCAACCTGAGCCCCAAGACCTACCTGCGCTCGACCTCTTGGTGGTCGTTTTGGGAAACATTTCGTTGTATCGCCGCTGGACCATGGCCGATCGGTCCGCTAGGACGATGGCCACGCCCGCGCCGTGTGTCTCCGTGGCCTCGTCCGTGGCACGACGACGGGCAGCGCGCAAGCGCTCTCCTATCCGCGCTGCATAGCCCTGGATGAACGTGTTGCGCCAAGCGATACGATGGCCTCCGGCTCGGTTGTCCTGCGGAGTCTCTCGAGCCATAGCGGATTGGATCAGGCTCGACTCGAACTCACGCTCGGCCTGGATCAACAGCGACGTGAACAGTAGCTCGGTGAATCCCCTATCCTGCAGGAACCCGATCACTCCGACCTTGAACATGCGTTTTGCGGTGCCGTTGTGCATCGGGCAGAGGCCACCTCGATAGAGGACTCGCTTGCACTCGGGGCAGACATAGCGCTGGTTGTATAGGATCAATTTGCAATCGTGGTTGATGGCCACGACATTCAACAGGTCCACCTTTGGCGCTCGGTACTCGTTGGCCGGGAGCCAGATTTCGCTCAGGTCAATAGTCCCTACTTCCTGCGTGGCTCCATGGAGCAGAGCGTCGTCGATGGCCCACTTGACCATGAGTTCTTCGGCCTTGGCTGTGAACGTTTTGGCCTCCTCCGGGTGGTTAGTCCGCTCGGCCTTGGCCAGGAGCGCTCTGATGATTTCGAGACGCTGGTCCTCATCCCTCATTCTCCGATCCTTTCCGCTATGCGGCGGGTGATGAATGCATCGCCCTCCTCCACTAGTTTCCCGATTCGCAATTGCGCCGGGCGCGAGAAATCCTGCATCGCCTTAGCTGCGATTGTCCAGCCTCGGGCGATTCGTTCCGCGGTGGCCTCCTCGGTTGCCTCGCGCACCAAGTCTCCTTTCAGTTTGGCGTCGTGTCCTGGAATGAATCGCCCGCCTTTCGTTTCCCCACCGCAGTGCTCGCACCGGCCCGGCCCCGTCGCTCGGGCGATCCTCGTCCTAGGAGCCCTCTGGGATGGTGGCGGGGCCAGCATGGACAGGGGCAGCGCTCGCATCATGACGTAGGTTTTTGGCTCACAAGTCGGACTGGTGTACTGGAAACCTCGGACACTCGGTCCTACTTTGCTCTCGAACTTGTCCTCCACCTTGATGTAGATTTCCTCTCCATCGTGATCGAGCATTCGCAGCACGTGGTCCGGCTCGATTAGCTTTGGATCGGTTCGTCCGTCTAGAATCTCGTCCAACTGTGCCTTGCGCTTGCGGGCGGCGGCTTCTTTGGCGGGGCGCTCTTTGACCCGGCTCATCGCTCCTCCCCTACAGGTCCAGCTACCCGGCCGTTGGTCCGCGAGATTTCCGCTCCACAGACGGCACAGAGTCCGGGGCCTCCGCGCAGTCCGGGGCGGATGGCCTCAGTCGGGACGTAGCTCAGGCAGCGCTCGTGGACGCGGATGTAGATTCCGCCTTCTCGGGAGTCCTTCAACTCGAAGCGCCTCATGGCTGGTTCGGGAAGGTCGCTGGGACCGTCTCTCCCGCCTCTGCCGACCGGCTGTAGAGCGTGCCCTGCCCATCGCCCTCGATGTAGTCGTCGCCGATGTAAACGCGGTGAGCGTCCACTTGGAAGTGCTCGTTTACGTTCCAATCGCCGTCGTCTTCGCCTATTAGGACGTCAAACAGGCCATCCTCGTAGATCGCGTCCACAATCTGCGCATAAGGCGCAGAGTCCTTGATGATGAAGCTCTCGTCCAGCGTTCCTCCGACCAGGATGCTGATTTCGATTCCCGTCTCGGCGTTCTCGGCTGCTATTTCGGCATCCAGGTTGATGCTTCGCTCTCTGCAAGCCTTTGCTGAGCGCTGATCTGCGGTCCCGTACGTCATGCGATCCTCCTTCCTGTGATTAGGACCCCATCGGGGTCAGCCACTGGGAAACCGACGATTGGGTCTCCCTCCGCCATGAGGCGGAAAGCTTGCGAATCGGCGCAGCGGGCGCAGGCCACGCGCTCGGTCCGACGCACCTGGCCTCGCTTATCGCCTCGGCCCCACCAATCCAGCAGAACGGAGGCGGGACGACCGCAGCGGCAGACCGGGGCGCTCATTCCGTCACCCCCAGCGCGATGCTGATTTCGGTTCCGTTGGGCAGAATCACGCCGAGGGAGGCTTGCCCCAGGTCCCAGCCTGGCTCCGCGTCCGCGTACAGAGGCGAGTCTTTCGTCTGCTCGTGGATGGCGGCATCGTCTGCCCACAACCACCCCTGCTCCCGGAGCCAGTCGGCCAGGCGGTCCGCGAACTCACTCACAGTTTGCGGCTCCTGGTTGTCTGGGTCGCGTGGATCGTCTGTGCTCATGGGTGCACCCACGCGCTGAGACCGCAGATTCCGCAGGGGTAATCCGGGCCAAGGCCAGACTCGCACACGTGGCTGACTACCGGGCACTCCGGAAGGTGCAGGAAGTCGGTGCGCCCACAGGTCAGGCAGCGAGCGAATCCTTCCGGAAAGTCGTATTCGGGCCGTTGCTGCTCTGCCATGCCAATCCCTCCGAATCTGCCGGGGCCAGACCCCGCCCGGCCAAGGGGAAAGCCGCGCGCGGGGAGCCGGTCCGTTCGCCTTGATCGGGACGCACCCGAACGGGAGACGGAAGCCCCAAGAACCCCGCGCGCAGCCATACCACCAGTAAACCACACCCGGGCCGGGCTGTTTGTGATCCGTGTCACAACCCGGGTGTGTTGTTTGTCACATGCAGGGACCGTATGCACTCTACGGCAGCTGCAGTATGTGCTCACGGCTTCGTCCGATCGACGGCTTCCTGGAGCGATGAGGCTCGAACTACGCCAACGGAGCCAGGCTCGGGCCAGCGGGCGTTCCAGCCGTTTTGACGCATAGAGCGGACGATTCGCTGAGCTTGGCTGATGTTGCGTCCAGAGTAAAGCTGCTTGAACCATCCGCCGCCGTTGGATTCCAGAGCGAAATAACGAATCACGGCTGGCGCTCCTCTGCTCGGACGTGCTCTGGAAAGCCAAGGTTCGGTCCCGCCGTCCAGCGTCAGGCCGCAGCGGGTGCAAAGCACCCAAGGCTCGTTGACCAGAACGGCCTCGGCCGGTCCGTCCAACGGGCACCAGATCGGCCAGGTCGGCTGGTGGTGGGGCGTCTCGAATCGCTCTCGCTGGGCGCTCATTGGGTGCCGTCTTCGTGCCGTCTTCGTGTAATGGCGGCTTCGAGCGCCGCTGTCTCCGCGATGTCGTCGTCGCTCTCGTCTCGGTATATCTCGATCACGTCGTCCAGCATCCAGACGACGAACTCGGCCAAGGTCGATCCTCGGCGCTGGGCTTCGTGTGTGACTCGCTCGTGGTTCCGCTCGATCCAAGCCGCAACAGCGGCCGTCGCTCCATCCTTGATCGGCGGCTCCACGTCTCCCTCAAAGGCGGCCTTTAGGCCGTCTCGGAATCCGACGTCGTAAAGCTCCGGCATCTTCGCCTCCTTCCTGGTTCCGGTCCGTCCGGTTCCAGGCCCGGCTCTGTGGAGCCGCGCCCGCAGCCGTCGGGCCTCAGGCCGCGACTGCCTCCTTGGGCTCGGGCTGCGCCTTGGGCTTGCTCGTCTTGCTCTTCTTGGCGGGCGGCTGTGGCCATCCCCGGTTGTCCAGGTGAGCCGCGCCCGTCGCGGTGACCATGACGCCATCCGAGACGATCCCGACTTCCACGGCCGCGTTGCGCCCGAGAATGCCTCGGAGCCGGGCGTCGTGACCCTGGACGAACGTGCTCTTGCTTCGGCGCGGCGCTTCCTTGCAGCCGCAGCCGCAGAGCCCCGCGCCCGTCTCGATCACCAGCGCCGGGGCGCTGGCCTCCGTCTTGGGCTGGCGCGGCTTGCGCGCGCGGCCCGTCTTGCTGCTGGTCTTGCTGGTCATGTTGGCCTCCCGTCCGGGGCTGTGGTGCGCCGCCCCGCCGCGCTTGGGCTTGCTCGCCCCCGGGCGGCTCTCCTCCCGTGTGGTCCGGGCGCTCTGTGTCCGCGTCCGTCCGTTCGGAGAGCCGCCCGGGCGCGCGCCGCCCGGCCGCGCCGCGCCCGCCGTCATTCCGCCGCCTCCATGGCCGCCCGCCCGATGGCCTCGGCCGGGTTCCGCCCGAAGGCCAACGGCCAACCCGTCACCGCGTCCACAGCCACCCAGGCCCGGGGGCCGGGCTCCTCATCGGGAGCCCAGGCCGCCACGAGCCGAGAGCCCGCGAGGCCGAAGCCCCCGAGCCGCCCGCCCGCGCCGTTGTCGTTGGCTGCGTCACGCCGGGCCAGAAGCCCGCCGCCGCCGTTCGGCCGCCGCTCCACCGGGAAGCCGATCCCGCCGCCCGCGCGCCCCGCCCTCATCGTCCGGCCCGGGCCGCCGCCCGCCCCGCCGCCCAGGCCCGCCCGGGCTCCACGCCCGCCGCCACGGCCGCCACGATCCAACCCGCCGCCGCGCCGCGCCGGAGCGCCGCCACGGCCGCCCGGCCGTCCGCGCCGCGCCGCCGAGAGGCCGCCCGCCGCGCGCCGTCCCGGGCCGCGCGCCGCGCCGCCCGCCCCGCCGATTCCGCCGCCATCCCGCCCGCCTTTCGCCCGGGGCGCGCCCGCCGCGCGCCCGACCCCCGAATCAAACCACGCCGGGGGGGCCGCGCGCTGTGTTGTCCGTCACCGGGCGGGTGTGTCGTTCGTCACATACGCGCGCCGTATGCGGCGTACGGTCCGTGCAGTACAAACGCGTGTTCGATCGAATCGAACGTGTGTTTGTATGACGGCGTCAATCGAACGCGTGTTTGTATGATGGCGTCGCCCCCGGGGGGATATCGGCGCAAACCGTCGCGGGCTGCGGCAAGCGGCGCACACACGCACAGTTTGCCGTGAAAATGCAGTTCCTCGAGGTGGGGAGGGGGAATCTGGATACTTGCTATTTCGCAAATATTAACTTGACCGCTAATGCAGTCCCATGTTTCCATCCGTCTATCGTGGGGGCGTATCGCCCCGAATTCCTTTCCTTCCTCGGAGGTCCCTTTGGCCGGTGGCGCGCTTAAAGGCAAAATCGGCAAGTCTAAATTTACTAAAGACCGCAAGGATAAGATTTATATTGCCCTAGCCGCTGGTTTGGACGTGCGCGCTTCCTCAGCGGCTGCTGGCATCGACAACGCCACCTACTGGCGATGGCACAAACGTGGGGAGAGCGCGCCGGAGGGCTCCGCCTATCGCGAGTTCTATCTGAACTGTGAAGCGGCCATCGCGGCGTTCAGCGATAGCAATTTAGAGTTCATCCGGCAGGCTCGATCGGATGAGTGGCGGGCGGCGGCGTGGCTCCAGGAGCACAGGTTCCCGAACGAGTGGGGCTCCTCTAGAGTGGCTCTGCCCGGGGAGCAGCAGATCAGTATTGAGCTAGTCCTTACCGACGGTCGCCCGGCGCTACCGTCCTCGACTGTGGAGGTTGTAGATGCCGAGGGCGATAGCCCAGCCGATACCGCTTAGGCAGGCTAAATATCGGATCACTCTCCCTCCGCTACATGAGGGTCAGGCTGAGGTAATCAGTTCATCCGCGAGATTTAAGGTATGTTCCTGCGGTCGCCAGTGGGGTAAGACCGTCCTTGGGGCTTGCATGTGCGTTACCGAAGCAGGGCGTGGTGGGAATGTCTGGTGGGTAGCACCGAGCTTTCCGGTGGGCGAATTGGGGTGGCAGGTATTAACGACTTTATGTCGTCAGATACCTGGAACCAAGTTCCATGATCGTCCGATTTATCGAATAACCCTTCCGACGGGTGGGACTATCCAGTTGAGGTCGGCTGATAATCCCGATAGTCTCCGAGGAGCCTCTCTCGATGGGGTAGTGCTGGACGAGGCGGCCACGGCTAAGCAGGAAGCTTGGCCCGTCCTGCGTCCTACACTTTCAGCTAGGCGGGGTTGGGCATTTTTCATCAGTACTCCGAAGGGTACTAATTGGTTCTATGATCTGTACGAAGCTGCAGGGAAACGCCGAGGGTGGGCACGCTGGAATTTTCCTAGTATCACGAATCCGTGGCTGGACCCCGATGATATTGAACAGGCCCGCGAGGAAATGTCGTCGATTATGTTCAGTCAGGAGTATGAAGCTGAATTCATATCGGCAGGCGCTGGAATGTTCAAACAGGCGTGGTTCCGATATTGGCACTGGCCCTCTGATGATAATCACGAAGCCTACGTTCTGGGCGACCGGGCCGTCGCCGTAGGCGACTGTAAGCGCTTTACTACTGTGGACCTCGCCTGGACAGTCGGAGAGCGTGCCGACTACACCGTGATATGCACTTGGGCGGTTACGCCGAACAAGGAACTGATTCTTATCGACGCTATTCGGGCTAAGCTGGAGGGTCCAGATATCATTCCACATCTAAAAGCGGTTTTTGGGACCTACGAGCCAGGTTACATTGCGGTAGAGAAGGCCACCAAGACTACTTCAATCCTCCAAGAAGCGGTTCGAGAGGGCCTTCCGGTTAAGGAAATCCGCGCCGAGAAGAAGAAGGAAATGCGAGCGATGCTCGCAACGGCCCGAATGGAGCGCGGACTAGTATGGTTCCCTATGAAGAGCCGCAACGATTGGGTCGATGAACTGGAAACGGAACTTCTAGTATTCCCCAATGGGGCTCACGACGACTTCGTGGACAACGTTTCGTATGCCTGCTTGGAGATTGCAAGGCCCGGTAGCAAATTAGTTAGTTTCTAGGAGGGAAGGGAGGGAATATGTCGTTCCAAGTTTCTATTTCTGGACATATCCAAGGTACACAGGATGAGGCTGCTCGAGGCGAACAGAAAGTCATGGACGCCGCGCGAGAATTGGGACAGGCCATTGCAGATTTGACAGGACAACCCGCAACTTTCTCCGGGACTTTCCAGTACAAGGGAATGGTTCAGCCGGAACAATTCCAGCCATCCCCTGAGGCCGTAGGAGCCTAGAGAGACTTTAAATGGTTGAATATATCGACACAATTGAAGTCCAGAGCCCCGGTTGGTGGCTTAAGAGACTCCACGATGCTCTTTGTAAGCGTCGATTGCGTCTTGAGCAATTCGATGCATATTACGAAGGCCATCATAGGCTAGCTTTCGCCACCGAGAAGTTCCGTGAGGCATTCAAGGGGCTGTTCGAAACACTATCAGATAACTGGTGTGGTCTGGTTGTAGATGCCGTGGAGGAACGGCTGGATATTCAAGGGTTCCGACTGGACCCTGAGAGCACCAAGAGTGACGACGAAGCTTGGCGGATATGGCAGGAAAATCAGATGGACGCCGAGAGCCAGATTGGCCACATCGAGAGCTTCGTGAATGGATGTTCTTACGTGATGGTGGCTCCTCCGAACCATACAGATAGTGCCATCTTGACGGTTGAGCATCCTTTCCAAGTCATTACAGAGGACGCTCCAGGGTTTAGGGGGCGCGCGGCAGCCCTAAAAGAGTGGCTGGACGATTGGACGGGTTTATTGATGGCCACTCTGTACCTCCCGGACCAAATTTACAAGTTCCAATCGCTTACCGCTTACAGAAATATGGATGACGTATCCGCATTGTCCAAGCCTAGATGGGTTTGGAGAGAGGGGGAGAGCGAGGGGGGCGACCAAAATCCACTCGGGATGGTCCCAGTGGTCCCTCTGTACAATAAGCCGCGCTTGGTCACTAGATTCGATTCCGAAATCCGCCAGGTAATGCCGATTCAAAACGCAGTAAATAAGTTGGTTGCCGATATGATGGTCGCTTCGGAATATCAATCTTTCCTCCAAAGATGGGCTACCGGTATCGAAGTTCCGGTAGACCCCGATACCAATCAGCCGGTCGAAACTTGGAAGAAAGCCATCGATCGCATCTGGACAACCGAGAATCCGGACGCCAAGTTCGGCAATTTCGATACGGTGGACTTGAGGCGTTTTGTGGAAGCCATCCAGATGCTCATTCAGCATATCGCCTCGCAAACCAGGACTCCGCCACATTACTTTTTCCTCAGAGGAGAATTCCCTTCGGGTGAGTCGATCGTGGCGGCGGAAGCAGGATTAGTCAAGAAAGCTGCACGACGGATGCGGCATTTCGGAGAGGCGTGGGAGGAGATATTACGGTTAGCTTTCATCGCGCAAGGACAGGAGGATAAGGCAAAGAGAGCTATCGTGGCCGAGACAATCTGGGCGGATGCCGAAAGCCGATCCGAGGCTCAACACATGGATGCTGTTGTTAAAATGCAATCCATTGGGGTGCCGCAGGAAGCTCTGTGGGAGCAGGCTGGATTCTCCCAGACGGAAATTAAGCAATTTAAGAAGATGATTAAGGAAAACCCGCCCCCTCCTTCTGGGGCGGGTGGCGGAGAAGGGAACGGCCAAGTCCCGGTTGGATCAGTCGCGGAGGAAGGCTAGGGTGGCTAGTTTTAGCACTAAACCCTGGGGATCGATTAGCGAGTCCGATTACGATACTCCAGAGGCTTTTTGCGCGGCTTCCCTAATCGATATGAATCCAGCTGGGGCCAAGAAAACTAAGGATAAGTGTAAACTCCCCGTGAAGGAACCTGGAGGGGCTTATAATCAAAATGGGATCATCGCCGCAGCTGGTGTGCTGGCAGGCGCGCGAGGGGGGGTGAATGCCAGCCCTGAGCAAAAGAAAAAGGCTGCGCGGGCATTGATACGTCTATACGGACAGATGAAGAAAGAACCGCCTCAGTCGCTTCGCGACTTGGCGAGCTAGAACCCAAGGAGGTTTACATGGATGGCGAAGGCGGCCAGGGGCAAGGCTCCGGCCAGGGCCAAGGGTCCGAACAGGGTTCAGGGCAAGGGCAAGGTCAGCAGGGTGGGCAGCAAGGCGGTCAGGGTGGGCAGAGTGGGACGCTGATGCTGGATGGGAAGCCGTTTGATCCCGATCGAGCCATGCGCACCATTGAAACCCAGCGCGAGAGCGAGAGGCAGAAGGCCGCCCGTATTGCTGAACTAGAAGCTGAGAACAAGAAGTTTAAGGATTCTCAGCTTTCCGACCAGCAAAGGCTGGAGCAGCGGGCCTCGGAGGCGGAGCGGAAGGCTACTGAGGCGGAAACATTGCTACAGGAGTCGCGGGTAAACACATCCATTGAGCGGAATGCCGCGAGGATGAATTTCCTGGACCCGGAGGACGCAGTTCGATTGATTGATCGTAGCAAGCTGGCCTTCAACGATGATGGCACGCCCAAGGACAAATCGGTAGCCGATGCGCTAGAGGACCTTGCGAAGCGCAAGCCTCACCTGGTGGGCAAGCGCGCCACCAGTTTCGACGGCGGAGTGCGTCAGGGTGGCGCTCCCGGCGCAATGACCATGGACCAAGCCCTCCGCCGAGCGGCGGGGAAGGGAGGCGGGTAGCCTTGAAGGAGAAGTGGTTTAGGAAGCTCCGCGCTCTTTCGGAGAAGCTTGTCCGAGGAGCAGCGGCCATCTATGAGGCCGGGGGCCGTCCTATCGTCGGATTCACCCGACGTGGTAGGCCGGTCTTTCCGGTTGCTGGGGGGCAGGACTATGGCTCACAGATCGAACGTACCGATCTGGGGGTCCTGCCTGAGGATGTGGCAAGTGAGATCATTCAGAACCTTCCACAAACCTCAGCTGCCATGGCTCTATTCCGCAAGACGCGGATGAGTCGGAAGTTGAGACGAATGCCGGTCCTGGCGTCATTCCCGTCTGCATACTGGGTGGACGGCGACACCGGACTCAAGCAGTTCTCCAAGATGCAATGGAAGAACAAGTGGCTGACTGCTGAGGAACTCGCGGTAATCGTGCCGATTCCCGAGGCCGTCCTGGACGATGAGGACTTCGGTATCTGGGGCGAAGTAAGGCCCCGTATCGAGGAGGCCATCGGGATCGCCATCGATGCGGCGGTATTCTTCGGTACGGACAAGCCCGCGTCGTGGCCTCTGGATATCGTGGCGGGAGCCGTTGCTGCTGGGAACACCGTGAACTTCCCAGCTGGTGCCGACCTCGCTATTGATGTTTCGGACGTCATGACAACGGTAGAGAACGACGGTTTCGACGTAAACGGCTTTGCGGCTCGCCGGGGCATGAAGGGCAGGTTCCGTAACTTGCGGATGAGCACCGGGGAGCCCATGTACGTCCCGATTGCCGGAACTAATCCAGCCACGCTGTACGGCGAGCGTGTGTACTTTGCTGGGCTAGGCGGATGGGACGACACTAAGGCCGAACTGATCGCAGGAGACTTCGATCAGGGTGTGATCGCAGTTCGTCAAGATATCACATACAAGATGTTGGACCAGGCCGTCCTCCAGGACGACGCTGGACTCATCGTGTATAACTTGGCGCAGCAGGACATGGTTGCTCTGCGATGCGTAGTTCGTCTCGCATTCCAGGTGGCCAATCCGCTGACTCGTGCTGCGGCGGCAACTGGATGGAGCCCCACCGGTTCCAGCACCACCTATCCATTCGGCGTACTCCAGCCGTAGGGATGGAGCAAGTCCTAGTAGAGCGGCCTGATGGAGCGGTAGTCTCTGCTTCCCGCAAGGTATGGGAGTCGGTCTACCGCTCCAGAGGGTTCAAGTTAGTAGAGGTAATTCGCCCTGAGCCATCCATTAGATTCCTGGCGAGCGACCTAAAAGGCGGAGGACGGATCAGGAGTAGATGGCCCGCTGAGGCGTTAATGCGCCTGGGCTATAATTCTCAATCCACCATCGGCTGGCCCGGCTTCTCTACTAGGGGGGTGGCGGTAATCCACCGGCCGATTGCGCCCGATTACGCGCCAGAGGATGTGCTAGACTGGATCAAAAGATACAGGAAATGGGGAATTCCAGTCCTAGTAGATGAAGATGACGATATTGGCAGGATTCCCTCTACTAATACTTGGCGAGCATCCAGGCAACAGATAAAATTTCACGATTGGGCTATCGGGGAAGCTGATGGCTTGATTGTGACGACTCAGCGGCTCGAAGAGGTTTATGGGCCGCTCGCAAGCCGGGTGTGGCGGGTTCCCAACTTCCTTCCGGCAAGGATTGCCCCCTCGATCCTAAATGGGAACCCGCCACCATCCCAAGTAAGAGTGGGCTGGGCAGGTGTTGTAGATACACATTTACACGACTTGCAATGGTTCGCTCCTGTCGTTAGGCAGGCCATGCAGGACGCGATATTCGTGTCGGTGGGCGACAAGCGTGTTCCTGGGGTGCTCGGTCTGAATCCCGGGGAGTATAAAGTAGCGCCGTGGGTACAGGACGAACTGAGCTTTTACAAGCTTATGGGACAATGCGATATAGGGATTGTTCCTCTGAAACCCATCTTGTTCAATGAGGCTAAGTCCAACCTTAAGGTGAGAGAATTTCTGGCACTAGGGAAGCCAGTAGTAGTTACGGACTTGCCCGACCAGCGAGAATTGCTCGAGGGTACGGGAGCGGGCATTCTGGTTAAAGGACCGCGCGAGTTTGCGGACGCGGTGCAGACGCTTGTGCACGATGTGGCGCTTCGAGAACGCATGACTCAGGCGGCGATAGAACTGGGTCGGGGGATTACTCTCGAACGGAATGCCGATCGTTGGCTGGCGCCACTAGACGCAATAGGGAAGGATGGCGGTGGCTGAATTCATCACGGTTCCCGAGCTAGGCGATTTCATGGGGAAAGACCTAGATGTTGGTCAGCAGAGACCTCATGGAGCTATCCTAGATGCCTCAGCTGCCATCCAGAGCTATACTCGGCAAACTCTTATAGAGGTCATCGATGATGTGATTGCTCTGGAGGGAACATGGGGTGAGGAATTATGGCTCCCCGAGCGGCCGGTAACAGCTGTTAGCGAAGTTAAGCAAGGCGGTGCCGTAATCGCTACGGCTGCTTATTCATTTACACGTAGGGGTAGGCTGCTTTGGGGCGGGAATCTATTAATCTCGGATCAGGCAGAGGCTCCCTGGGGGCCATACGGTCCTGGAGGATTCTGGGGCGGTCCTCATGTGGAAATTACCGTAAAGTATACGCATGGTTACGAAGTTCTTCCAGACGATATAAAACTTGCGTGCAAGCGGATCGCGGCTAGGATTTATGAGCACCCTACGCAGTCGGGGCAACTAGCCGGAGAAGCCATTGGCACCTATTCCTATAGAGTGAACGTTGCTGACGGGCGCGTAGTGGACTTGGTAGAAAGCGACGTACGACTTCTGAATCGCTATCGACCACGAATGTACGCCATGAAGGGAGGGTAATGAGCGAGTTCGCAGAGAAAGCTCGGACTCTGGGTGTCTTGAGGCACAGGGGGCGCTCCAAAGCTGAGGTCAAGGTCAACGAGGATACCGGCCGCGTGGCAGGTTATGAACGGGAGCACTGGGACGATTCCCGGGATGCATTCGCGGCACCCGAGCCGGTCGCCATGGGGCTGACCAAGAAGGGGGGTTAAGTGCCAGCAGAAGACGCTCTGGCTAAGGTTAGAGAAGCTAGCCAAAAGGCGGCTGATGCGCAATCTGAGGCGCAGAAGGCCGTTCAGCAATTGAGTAATGAAATGTCGGCCCTGGCCGATAAGGTAAGAGACGGCAGCGCCTCTGATCAGGAAAAGGCCGACTATCGCGAAATGCAGGTAGCTATTTCCGAGGCACGCACCGCCGAGCGTCACGCTCAAATTGCCGCTGGGAATAGGTCGGCTGGAGTGGGTGTGGTGGCAGAGGCAAACGGCGAGGGAGGCGAGGGCTAAATGGCTTTTGGATCGAGCGGCCTTTACCTCCTCAATTGGATTGATATCCTCGATGCCACTCAACTGGCAATCGATACTAGCCTCACCACGCACAAGACAGCAATGTACACCAACACGCTAACTCCGAACTTCTCGACGGATGTTGGCTATTCTGCTACCAACGAAGTTTCCGGAACTGGTTATACGGCGGGCGGCAAAGACCTAACTGGTCTGAGCCCGACTACTACAGAATCCCCGACAGGTACGCTCAAGTACGATATGGGCGATCAATCCTGGGCTTCCTCCTCTATCGCCAACGCGCGTGGCGTGATCCTCTACGCTGATGCTCTGGCGGGCGACAATCTCATCGTCGGCATTACCTTTGGGGCCGACTTCACTTCCTCCAACGGTACCTTTACTATTCAGTGGCCTGCGGCGGGAGTTTTCACCATCGATCTAACTCCATAAGAGGGGGCGGCGTGATTTGCCTTGGTCATGCGATATCCGACTCCTGTATGATGGCAGTCAATGGCTGGTGACGCCGACTGTGCAGAGTACACTCCAATTCGATGCGCAAAGCGATTTTAACTTTGTTACATCTGACCCACAGTGGGGAGGGCAGTACATGGGAACCGTAGTGGACTACATTTGGACGGCGATCTAGGATGGCTCGCTACTCCGCGGGAGGTCGTTCCGCCGACACGTTGGCCACCATTGATCATTGTGCGGCTGAACTGTGGAATCCCCACGCTTCTATATCCCTCTTTGTGGTGGAAATCCAAGTCGTGCAGATTCCAGCTACCGCTAGTAACCATGCTTTAATCCGTTCCAGCGCCAAGGGCACAGCAGGGTCTACGGTTACCCCCGATATAGACAATCACTACGCTCGGCGTTATGCGCCAATTTCGCTTACGACTCTGGAATTGGCCGCCTTCTCGGCGCAGCCCACGTTGCAGGGGCCATACATGGCTCGGGCCAACACGCCCGCTGCTGCGGCTTCTGGCTTTGTGTGGTCCTTCCATGATGAGCCCGTCGAAGTGCCAGCTGGGACGGGGCTGTGTATCGTCACACCCGTAGCTGTCATTCTGCAGGATAGCGATTTCACCTTCGTGTGGGACGAGTAATGTGGCGAGGTATGCAGTAGGCGGCAGGACTGCAGCTGGGACACAGAATGAGCCGCTAGGAGCGCTTTGGAATCCTCATGCTTCGATCGATCTTCATGTTTTGTTCTGGAGCATTGATGTGGCGATAGCTGCTGCAACTAGATTCTTCTTAGCGCGCATCACAACTAGAGGGACACCGGGCTCGACGGTAACGCCCGATGCCGACAATGCGTTGGACAGGAGAGCTAGTCCAGCTTCCGGCGCTCTACTCGATCTGGCCGATTACACAGTGAACCCGACAATTGAGACCCCACCGCTAGAGCGCTTCGAAATCAGTGCACCGCTCGGTTCTGCTATTTGGAAGAGTTATGACCCTCTCCGTCCCTTATTGGTCCCAGCTGGGACTGGGCTATGCTTGATGGAAAATAACGAAGGGACGCCAGGAACTCTCGATATGACCTTCATGTGGAGAGAATGACATGCCTATCTACCGAACCGGTGTAAGCACCTATGCGGTTCGGAACATAGCCAGAGGGAAACTATCGAAGCATTCCGGGGGCGCGGCGAATACCGCCTCAGCCAAATTCGGATGGATGCAGGAAGCGGAGGACTTCAATCCCGCGTTCAAGCCGCAGAAGACCAGGTTAATATTCTTTGAGGAACTGCCTTTTGGTGCTGACGCCACACCAGCAGTAGTTGCGGCAATAGCTGCAATTGGCACGCCAACGGTCCAGGGTGAAGCCGTTGTCGCGCCCTCGTCCGTAGCTGCGGTAGCCGCCATTGGTATTCCAACAATAACGGGGGATGCTAATCCAGCACCTGACGCAGTAGCAGCGGTAGCTTCAATTGGGACACCTTTCATCCGGCGGAGCGCTACGGCCACGCCTGATGTAGTCGCTGCTGTTGCATCAATTGAGATTCCTACTATCGGCCTCGGAACCGAACCAGCTCCTAGTACGGTAACTGCAATCGCAGCAACCGATATTCCCACAGTTATAACTGAATCCAATGTGACGGTAACGCCTGCGACTGTGATCGCCGTCGCTGCTATAGGGATTCCAGTAGTACAAGGCGATGCGCTAGCCGCACCTTTGGCAGTAACGGTTATTGTCGCAGTTGACGCTCCAACGATTTCACTTGGAGTCGACGTTTCACCTGTCGTAGTGGCAGCTATTGCGTCGATAGAAACTCCGGTTGTTGACATTGGAGGCGGCAGCGTCATTGCTACCCCCACCGTCGTAGCAGCCATTGCCGCCATCGGCCTCCCAGGCGTGATAGCGGATGCTTTAGCGGTTGTAACTGCTGTAGCAGCAATTGCATCGCTTGAATCCCCAAGTGTTGTGGGCGACGCACTAGCGGCTCCTGGCGTGGTGGCGGGATTGGCGTCCGTCGGGGTCCCGTCGGTCTCCGTGACAGCGACACCGGCTCCGGGGGTCGTCGTCGCCGTCGCCGCTGTGGGCGTTCCCGTCATCCAGGGAGACGCCCTCGTCGTACCGTTGGTGGTAGCTGCAGTTGTGGCTATTGGAGTGCCCACGGTGTTAGTTATCAGACGCGACATTGTACTAGATGCAAGGATCGGTACCAGTCGGTGGAGCTTCGCTGGGGGGGCACGGCGATCGTTTAATGGCGGAGAGTCTCGGTGGCATTTCGATGCTAGGGAGGAGGCACATTCAGAGTGACTATTCGCCAATCAGTTGCTTCCTCAGAATATGTGCCGGTTGAAGTTTCAGTAAATGTAGACCCAACTAACGACAACGTGTTTATGGCTTTCTTCCCCCTACCAGGCGGATTTGAAGTAATCCCTGAGGTCGGGGACTGGGAGAACGCTGAGTGGGACCCAGATGTAAGTACCTCTCCATATGTTGCTAGATGCTTGGTAGGTCCAGACGGAATAGCGTTAACCGAGGGTGAATATGCTATCTGGCTGATGGTGGAGGATTCACCGGAAATCCCAGTACGCCCGGTAGATCGGCTTATCGTATTTGGGGAGGCAATTCCGTAAATGGCCTTTGATGACTTGCTTTCCATGGATGTTACGGTTGCTCACAAAGAGCAGACCGGCAATGTGGATGGATACAACAATCCAAAGGTGGAAGTGGTTAGTATTACCACATACAAAGGTTACGTGGAGCAGGCTAATGCGCGCGGCCGTGCCGGAGCCACGAGGGAACGTCTCGGAGGCTTCGATATTCGGACTTCGGACTGGATAGTAATACTACCCAAAGATGCTATTCTAGGTTCGTTAGATGAAGTTACAGCACTGGGCATAACATTCGGTGTAGTTGGGCAGCCTTGGCCGGTTCACACTCCAGGAGGCCGCCATCACATCGAAGCTAACCTGCGGGAGGTAGAGGGAGCCTAGTGTCCTATTTCATAATGAGGGCCGGAATTAATCGGGCTATCGCGCAGTCTGTAGGAGTTAGACAAGCCATAGATCGTACGGGGAAGCGCAAAGAAGAATTGGCAGCCGGATTTACTCCGGTAGCCACCGGCAGGGCTCGGAATTCCATTCGTCGCGACACCTACCTGGGCCACGAAGGGTGGGCTTCCGATGTTGGGTCTGACGACCCAGACGTGGATTATTTTTCATATTTGGAATTAGGCACGTCGGATACGCCTACGTTTGCGCCGCTCAGGAAGGCGTTAGAGGCTGAATCATTTACTGACGCTCAGATAGAGGACGCCTTTTCCAAGCTCGAGGGCGGTTATGAAGCTGAACGGATTTCCGAGAGGGAACGGGAAGGATAGGATTGGTACTCAAAGTCCAGCCCGATGTTGAAAAGCTGGTGGTAAATTACTTAATCGCACATGCAGATGTACCCGATAGTGCCTGGATTTCCACCGATATTCCACCGAATCCAATATGGCCGGTGGTTACAGTACAAAGAATAGGGGGTGGTTCCAGCGACGATGATTATCTAGACGGAGCCGTACTCCAAATCGACGTGAGAGGCGTCCTGGGAGAACGCGAGGCCGCGTCGGATTTGATGGGGAAAATACGGGCCGCGATGGCGCACAGACAGATTGTCGGGATTCACACTCTGGGTGTGGTCACTGGTTCGCTTGAGCGGAGAGGTCCGCAGTATCTCCCCGATCCCGATACGGGGAGGCCACGTTTTACGTTCGACTATGCTGTATGGATTCACCGCATCCCTTCCTAGCGAGGAGGTAAGGAAGTGGCTTTCGATACCGACGAAATTGTAATCGCAGGCGACGGTGATGTTTACGTCGCCCCTGTAGGTACCACGGCTCCTGTCGATGCAAGTGCAGCTCCTGCTGCGGCGTTTGTCCATCTAGGTACCACCAACGCCAATGGTGCCACCATCACCGATGGCAAGACCACCGAAGACGTGGACATCTGGAAGAGCTTCTATCCGGGAAGGACTTTTATTACCGGTCGGACCTTCCGCTGCTCCTTCGTTCTGCGCCAGTGGAACTATGAAACAGTCAAGCTGGCTTTCGGTGGCGGAACCGTGACAGGCTCCTCGCCTAACTATAAGTACGTCCCTCCGGACCCGTCCTTCGTGGACTTCCGGGCCGTAATCATCGACGGGGACGACGGCGGCAGGCTATATCGCTGGTACCTGCCTCGTGCCATCGTGGTCGAGGACGTGGAGACGACCTTTGGGCGTACCGCGCCTGCCGATCTGCCGATCACATTGGCGCTAAACCCGACAGGATCGGGGGACCCCTACACATTGTTCGTTGCCGACGCCGAATTCTCGGCTACCTAAGCCGAGCGTCTGAGAGGATAGGGAGATGGAACTGGACCTCGATGCGCTTCGGGCGGCGCGAGCAGAGCAGAAGAAAGAGCCCAAAACGTTCAAATTCAAGGGTGAGATATTCACCCTGCCAGATGAAATGCCCTATGAGTATGCCTGGCTCCTGGTGGAGCAGGAGGAACGAGCGGCATACACCGAATTGCTGGGCGAGGAACAGCTGATTAAATTCATGAGCCTGAAACCCAGTCAGCTAGATTTCGTTCATCTGGCGGCCTATGTTCAACAGACCTACTCGCTGGATAACGTTCCGACGGACGGCCAGGGGGAATTAAAAGCCTCGGGTGGTTCTTTGCCCTCAATTTCGAGCCCCTCGAGGCCGACTTCCAATCCTTCTACGGGCTAGACCTGCGGGAATGTCTGTGGGGACCGAAGGCCATGGGCCTGCGTCGTCTGCGTGCGCTCTCTCTAAACCTCCCGAAGGACTCGGCCACGGTGAGGCATATCCAGGCGCGGCAAGTTTCGGATGACCACATTATTCCTGAGTCGCCAGAAGCAAGACCGAGGCGGATAGCTACTGTGGAAGAAATGCAGGAATTTGTAGCCGCCAGGCAGAAGAGGAGGGCTAAGCGTGCCGCTGGGGATTAATGCCGGAAGCGCGTACGTAACCATCCTGCCCAACATGACTCGGTTCGGCTTCTCTCTGAACCAGTCTATGAAAGCCCAGCTACCCCAAATAGCTCGTACTTTCAATCAAGGATTCGGAGCGGCGCTACAGCGATCCGGAGCGACGATTTCGTCCATCGGAGCCAAGCTCACTCAAGGACTAACAGTTCCTCTCGGAATTGCTGCCGTTGCTGCGGGCAAACTTGGGGTAGACTTCGAGACGTCCCTGGCGCGAATCCAAGGACTGGTCCGAATTGATGCCCGCTGGATCAGGCGCTTCCACGATGAAATCCTGGTATTGTCGCGCGAAGTCGGAATTATGCCTAGGAAGTTGGCAGATGCTCTGTATTTCATTACCTCCTCGGGTGTCCCAGCTGCAAAGGCAATGGACCTATTGCGGGTTAGTGCTCATGCTGCGGCTGCTGGGCTGGGCGAGACCACCCAGATCGCGGATGCCGTGACCTCCGCTCTGAACGCCTACGCCAAGACCGGATTGACGGCCGCTCATGTTACCGACGTCCTTATTGCTGCCGTCCGAGAAGGTAAAGCTGAACCGGCTGAACTGGCGACCTCTATTGGTTATGCCATCCCAGTCGCTGCCTCTCTGGGAGTCACCTTCGATGAAGTGGCGGGGTCTCTGGCCGCCGTTACTTTGGCTGGGTATAATACTCACAGAGCCGCGCAGGCCCTGCGATTCCTTCTATCTTCATTGCTTGGTCCAACCGAGAAGGCCAAGAAAGTATTCGCTGGTCTTGGCCTGTCGTTAGAAGAACTCCATCGAATGTTGCGCGTCCGAGGACTGCTTAATACTCTAACTTTCCTCCGGAAAGAACTATCGGCTGAGGACTTCAAGACGGCTGTAGGCGGAGTCCGAGCGCTGACTCTCGCACTCGACTTGACTGGTCAGAATGCCGCGAAAGTGCGTAGAGTATTCAGGGAAGTCACCAATTCAACTGGTGATCTGAATGCGGCATTTGATGTAGCTGCTGATACCACCCGATTTAAGATGCGTCGTGCTCTGGCGGTGCTGTCCACGGCAGGCATTAATATTGGAAGTCGGTTCCTCCCCGCACTGGGCCGTGCGGCTGAAGGCGTGTCGAACTTGGGGGATTCGTTCGGACGACTATCTCCTCACACTCAGGATATGGTTGTTCAACTTGGCTTGCTCGCCATTGCCGCTGGCCCCGTTTTACGCGTGATCGGAGGCCTGGCCAGGAACGTCGGTGCATTAATTGTAGGTATTAGGACTCTGGGTACAGTTGCGGGGGCCGGAACTGGTCTAACCGGAGTCCTGGGAGGTCTGGGAGTCGCGGCACTAGTGCTGGTTCCATTGGCAGCTGGATTGTCTGCTCTTGCGGATGCGCATACGGACGTTCACAAGATCGGAAAGGAACTCGGATTCACAGCTGACCAAATCGCAGCCATTCAAAAGAACATTCAGCAAGGCGGACCGGGAAAGAGTTTCAGTAACTTCCTCAATACGCTACAAACTGGTCTAACTGGTGGTTTTGATAAAGCAACTATAGCGGCATTTAAAGCCGTTGGCGATCTATACCGAGACTTGGTTCGTCTGGGCGTACCTGCTGCGGTGGCTCAAGAGCGAGTCAATATTGCCCTCCGGGAATCCATACCGCTTTTGGACGGAACAGGCGACGGGCTTCGAGATTTCCGGGCGGGTCTGCGGAGAGTGGCAGGAGCGGCGCTGGATGCCGAAGGTAAGATCAAGCTTAATAATGTCGGTCTGAGGGCAATTGGCGACAGTTTCATCGCTAGCTCGGCTGCCGCTAAGCTGTGGGGAGAAATCTACAACCGCGCGGCTATTGTAGCCAGCGCGATTGGTCGAGAAAACGTCGGCGTGACGGCTGAGCAGGCTGAGACACTCGCTCGATTGGTTCAACAGATTTCCAATGCTAATGGATTTGTGAACGAATCACAGAAGCGATGGCTAGCTGTGTACTTGGCCTCCGGTCAATATAATAAGGCATTAAAGTTGCTGCGTGCCGAATTGAGGCAATCCAGGAAGGCGCTGCGTGAGCAAGGGGAGGCAGCTAAAGAAACAGGCGGAAAGATCAGGACGGCGCGGGATGCGGCCGAGGAATACGATGCTCGCCTGCGTGCTCTTCCTTTGTCGGTCCGAACAACTATCCTCGCTCAAACTACTCAGGCCGAACGCGACATTGAACGGTATCGAGCCATTCTCTATTCTCTTCCTTCGACGATCGATACCACCCTCTACGTCACTCCGCGCATTAAAGCACCTGAATATGAGACCCCCAAGCAGCGCAGAGCAAGGGAAAAGCGACAGGGCGCGCCTCCGCCACCCCCCGGGAGCGTTCCCCCTAGGAAAGTCCAGGCTGGGGCCATCCTAACGCGTCCGACTATGATCACGCCATATGCTATGGGAGGCGAGGGCAAGAGCGATGAAGGGGTTATTCCGTTCGACAAGCGCGGCCGAGCCATTCTGGGGGAACAGATGAAGCTGGCGCTGGAGGAAGTAGGGGCTAAAAGGGGCGACACTCATATCAACATATACGGAGTTAAGGACCCTCACGGTGTATCTGCTGCGATGCGGTGGGAGCGACGGAGGGGGACGATCTAGGTGCCTGCCGTGGAATTTGAGTATATTTACAATTCATTCTCGTTCGGCCAGGGCTCATCTACGGGTGCGCGGTTCGGATACAATATGGAAGTAGAGGGCATGGGAATGCCCGATATTAGGTCGGAGATTGTACCTAAAGCTGGGGAAGATGGATCATGGACATATACCTCTGTATTGGAAGAGAGTCACATTATCCTGTCGGGCGTCTACGTGGCTGGTGACGTGGACGACGCGTTTACCGATATGTACACGACGTGGCTTCCGGCTTTTGCTCCGCAAGTTGCCGATCTGGCGCTGCAATTCAACTGGCCCGGTTGGGGGGCTAAGAAAGTCATGTGTAAACCCCTCAATCGCCATTTCGACGTGAATCGCCTTCTCAGTTTAGGTAAAACCAACTGGGCCGTAGAATTCGTAGCAGAGGACCCAACCATCCTGCCGGACCCATAGGAGGCTAGATGCTCTATACTCCTCCGTTCTCGTGGAAATACTATGAATCAAATCAATCCATAGCCGCTAATCCCGTGGGAACCTCAGTGACTACGGCTCCATCTTCCACTGGCAAGAGCGCGGAGACACCTACACAGTTAATCGCCTCCACAGGTGGGGATGCATATTGGATTCATGTTTGCTGTCAGAGCTACGCAGCCAGCGGTACGGACTCAGCAGGGTTATGCGATATAATGCATGGAGCAGCTGGATCGGAATCAGTACTTATCCCCGATCTTATGATCGGTCAGGCCTCTGCATTTGGGTTTGGAAAGCATTATTCTTTCCCGCTATACATTCCAGCTGGGACTCGATTGTCGGCTCGAGCCCAAGGTCAAAGATTAAGTACTGCATTCCGAGTTTACGTAGCTCTATACGGTGAGCCAAGCAGCCCGACACCCTTCCCTATTGGCAGTAAAATAACGGCATACGGACCTAATGCAGGAATTAACAACAACGGCGTAGCTATTACGCCGGGCAATAATGCTGAGGGAGCTTGGACACAGGTAGAAGCTGCTACCGACGAGGAGCATTTCTATCTCTACCCAGGATTCCAACATGCAGGTGATACGTCGATGGTTACTCACGATTATGCAATAGAAATGGGCATAGGAGCGGCCACCGAGAAAAGCATTAGTTGGGATTGGCACTTCTTGGTTCCAGATGCTACCGAGAATGAATACGGACCACTCCCCGCAATGGGCATTTGGGGAGATTTCGCTGTGGGAGAGAGACTATCAATGCGGGCCTATTGCAACGGCTCTCCGGACACCTGCGATTGTGCCATCTACGCTGTTAGCTAGGAGGATCCTATGGCAGTTGATGAACACGAATCGGGCACCAAGACGCTGGATGGCAGCGAACAAACGCTTAACACCACCAGCCCCGAGACTTCTAATGGCGTTATCCAAATATGGATTGACGCCGCCGCCATGGCCAAAGATGATGTAGTGGAGATAAGACTCAAAGAGAAAGTTATCTCGGGCGGTACGCAACGTCTGGTGGAGAAATGGGTTATTGCTAACGATCAAGGTAAGGATGGGTGGGTATCCCCGTCTTTTATCTTGCTCCATGGATGGGACGTCACCGCCAAGCGAACCGCCGGTTCAATTACCTCATTGCCATGGTCCCTTCGTAAGGTGTCCTAACTTTGTGGCTAACGCAAGCCCTTCTGTCTTCACCTGAGGCTGAAACTATAGCGACTCCCGCAGCGGTGGCCGCTGTGGCGTCTATCGGGATTCCGGTCGTACAAACCGATGTAACTCCGGCTCCCGCTTCCGTAACAGCCGTAGTATCTATTGGGACGCCTAGCGTGTCCACAGGTGGAGACGTTTCCGCTACTCCCAATGTGGTGGCGGGAGTGGCTGCCATAGGAACGCCGACGATTCTAGTGGTTACGGTGGCTTTGGCAGGTGGGGTCCCCGCTACAGTCGCGATCGGAGTCCCTTTAATCTCCGCTGGAGTAATCGTATCGCCTGGAACGGTTGAGGCTTTTGTTGCTGTTGCCTCGCCCACGATTCTAGCACAAATAGGGCCAATCCCTCCGGGTCCATATCCACCCGATCCCAAATACACCCTAATCTCTACCGACATTAACGGAGCCGACATATGCGAAATTCCTATGTCGGAATTGAGCTATTCCTTTGTGCTAGATGATTCTGGAACGTGTTCGTTCAAAACTCCGTTCCACCATGCCGACACGGGAACGCAGGACAATGGGTGCTTGGTGATCGGCAGGCGTGATATCCTGGTCTACCGGGAGGGAATCCTGGTATGGGGAGGCCGTTTGTGGGACTACCAGGCCAATTCAGGTACCGGAATTGTAGAGTTCATTGCCAAGGATTGGTTCGAATTGATGAAGATGAGGATGATAGCTCCGGAATACAAATTCCACTTTGACGCACTCACCGACTTCTTTGATGTATTCTGGGGCGTATTCGATTACGCTAACAGCCAACGAATGATTGGATATTCTCGAGGATTCGGCCAATGGGGGGAGGAGAAAGGCACCGAGACTAATAGGTCCTGGCACGAATGGCAAACGTTGGCCGATATTGCAGTAGATATAGCCAATGCGGCGGGGTTTTGGTTCGACTTCTGGGTGGATGCCGATAAAACAGTGCAAACCAGGACTCGTCCAGGCGTCGAAGTAGGTTCCCCCGTCTTTAATTCGTCTAACATCGCGTCCATTCGCGTTCAACAACAATTATCGGACGTAGCCACCCAAGTTTTTGTTCAGGGATTCGGTGAGGGCGAAGATTCCTCCTGGGGAGAGGCTCATCGCAGCGCCGATTACAAGACCTACGGGAAGATACATCAAGTCTGGCACCGTCCCGGCACTTGTAATCAGCATTGGCTGGATGTATACGCCGATGCCTTTGTCAGGCGGCATCGGAGGCCCGCCCTGGCGATGGAGATAGATATCCCTCAGGATAAAGTAACATTCGATCTGCCTCTGGGACTTCGATATCCGGTACTGTTCCAGGATGGTTACCTCGACATAGACGCCACCGTCCGGCTGCTGGCGCGGCAAGTCGACTGGGATAAGTCAGGCAAGGAGAAAGCGACTTTGGTTATGGACAATAATCTAGAATATCAGGTGCATTGATGGGGCGCGAACTAATTCCCGTGCAGCCCATGTGGAATCGTCCCTACCGGGACATGTCCACACAAGTGGACGATCATGAACGACGGGTGCGAGACCTGGAAAAAGCTAAACACGGTATCACCGTGGCCACCTTCTCCAAGCCGGGGACTATATCGTCCTTCCCCTTCCAACCTAAGACTAAGTGGGTGGCGGAGCATTCGTACAATATTCGTCAATGCCGAATGTCGGTGGGGGATGGCCCATCCTCTTCGGCGGTCACAGGTAAAGTATATAAACACCCCTCGGGCGGCGGAGACCTGGAGACGATAGCTACGTTGAAGATTGAAATAGGCCAAGAGGATGGGACTGACGTCCATACGTTCACCTGTCAAAGCGCCGCTCTTAATCAGGGCGATTACCTGACGGTGGAAGCTACCAGTGGGACAGCTGGCGATGCTGAGGATTGGTCCTGGCAAGTTAGAATGCTTCGATCTGATTAAATGCAGTTTATAGGCGCGTATTCCAACGTCTCTGGATGCCAAGACGGTCCCATCGTCTGGGGGTTCGATGATTACACCATCGATTTTCCCGCGCTTCAAGCTGGAGACTTAGTGGTATGCAGCGAGAAGGCGGATGAGTTAATATCGGTATCTAACGTGGCTGGGTCCTACCGTATTTTAACAAATCCGCTATCTAGCCTTACTATTCCTATTCCGAACATAGGCGCTGGCTGGGCACTAGCATTCCGTGGGGATTTTACCGGTCCCAGCACCGTTTCCGCCGCGTATTCTGACGATGCTGTACTCTCTTGTTGGGGAACAGTCAAGTTGACAGCTTCCATCGATCCAAGTGCAAGTCCCACCGATTTAAGAGTCCAGATATGGAGAGGATTCGAAGGAGGCGCTCTGGGACGCCCGCCTCACGGCTCTACGGGGGTCGTAACCGGAGCCGACTATAATACAGGATTCATCGGTAACACTTGCTTTGTAGCTGATGGTCTGCCGCCCTGCGCGCCTGGACACCATAACAGTTGGGTAGCAATGTCTTATAAGATTGGCCCTGGGTCTGTGTCCTCTACTTTCGGTAATATAGGGCAATTGCAGGACCTACGCAGAGAGTTCAAATTTGGATCAACAGAGGAAGAGGAAGAACTCTATGGCTGGGGCTTGATAGTAACGGAGGAATGAAGGGAGACGATTGTGGGGGATTTGATTGACGTACTACGCACTACATATTTTCCTGCTCTACATCATAGCGGGGCTCGAGAGGGGCGCGTTACCGTCCTAGTGGTGCACGATGCAGAAGCGTTTGATGGCGAAGGACTGGACTCCTCAGCTGAGGCTATCGGACGATGGTTTCAAGATGCACGATCGCGAGGGAGTGCTCACGCAGGGTTTGACTCAGACACAAGTCAAATGTTCCTCACTGACGACGGCAAGAATGCCGAAGCATGGGGAGCACCGCCCTACAACGACTGTGGACTCCACGGGGAATTGGCCGGGAAAGCTTCCTGGCCGCGTGATCGGTGGTTGACCGCCAGGAACCGGAGGACCATTCGACGCGCGGCCTGGTGGTACTCACGGAAGGTGCGGAAATTCAAAGTACCCATGAAATGGCTTTCAGTCACGGACCTGACTAGATTAGGTTCCAATCCTACGAAGCCAGCAGGGTTCGCTACACATAATAATATCAGCAAGGCTTTCCGCCAGAGTCAGCATACCGATCCGGGGGTAGGCTTCCCTCAGGACTACTTCATGGCTCTAGTACGCTGGTATTCCCGTTGGTACCGTCCAGTAGTGGCGGGCGTCCGAGGCACGGATGTGCTGTATTGGAAAGCTCGACTACGGAAGCTCGGCTACAAGGGCTTCGTTGTTCTGTTGCCGTATTTTGGTGGAGGCATCCAGAAAGCTACCAAGGAGTTTCAATATGATAAGCATCTGCCGGTCACTGGTGTGGTCAATCCTGCCACCTGGGTTGCGGCAGCTGGATAGAGAGGAGGTTAAATGCCCGAGGAGGCTTTGGAGTGAACTCCGAACCGATTGTTCCCATGCGTGATTACATAGAGCGGATCGTTCGTGACCATCAAGTCGCTCATGATCAGCGTCATTTGGCTGACCAAGAGGCTATCCGGCAACAGCGTGACAATCTTCAACAACAGCGGATGGAGGATCGGGACGCTCTCCGATTGGCGCGTGAAGGGTTCAGCGGGCAGTTGGAAGCTACGAAGGACGAATTATCGAAGCGACTGGACGTGATAAATGGCTACCGGAGCGAAATGATCCAGGACCGGGCCAGATACCTTCCTAGGGAGACCTTCGACACGGCCACGGGTGCAATCATGGATCGGGTGTCGCATCTGGAGGCCTTCCAGAATCGAGCCGACGGGAAGTACCTATCGCAAGACTCTTTCCAAGAGAAACTCGATGAGTGGAGCGAGTGGCGGACCACCGTCAACAACGACCTCAGCAGGACCATCGATCGTAAGACGTTCGATGAGTACAAGGAGAGTCAGGCGGGTCAACGTCGGACGTTGCTCTATTTCCTTGCTACCCTGGGGGCGGGAGTGCTTATCAACCTGCTCCTGAACTTCGCACAGAATGCGCCATAGAGAGGAGGGATGGAAACTGTTGCAGTCGTCATAGACGCTTTGGCGCAATCTGCGGTAGCTTTGTTGTTTCAACGCGAAGATTTGATACTGGCACTAAAAGAGAGGAGAAGTAGAAATGCTTCAAAAGCTACTGGAATTGATTAGAACTCGCCCAGCTGAGACACTCCAATCAGCTCTGGGCGATGTGGTGGGCGCAGTCCTGATTTTGTCAGGGCTGCTCAAGGGTGGCTTCGACTTCAACAGCCTAAGCGACCCAGAGGTCCAGGGTGCCGCGCTCCTGTTGTTCTCCAAGGGGGCGGCCGTCGTCACTTTCTTTGTGGCTAAAAAGCAGCGTAACCCTGCGGACCCGATGACGGCTAATGTGGTTGATGGGACCGTAGAGACGCCCAATGACTAAGAAAGCCGCTGTTAGTTGGATTGTTGGGCTCTTAACTCTGGGCGGAGCGCTTATTGGAGTTAATGCTATTCAGAGTTGCTCCGCTCAAATAGCAACAGCTCCAATAGAAATAATTACTGGAGCACAACTATCAGCTTGGATACAATCCGTTCCCGATGGATGCGGTCCAGGTTCGACCACCGTCTCCCCCTATAACGTTCTAAAGCTTCAACCGAACGCCAATTACTTGCTGGATACACCGTTGGTCC